TAAAAGATGTATTATCAGTTAACGAAGCTTTAAAAAAACTTTGTGAAAAAAGATTAAAAAATTTTAAAACTTCTAGATCACTATCTAAACTATTAAAAAAAGTTGATGATGAAACCGGATTTTATTCGCAAGAGTATAAAAAACTTCTTGATATTTACGCTAAAAAAGACCCTCAAGGAAACTTAATTATGCGTGGCAAAAGTTCTTTTGAGCTAAAAGATCCGGATTCTAAAGTAAAATATGAACAAGAATTTAAAGACTTATTAGAAACAGATGTTGGTCAATTTGAACCGGTGTCTGTTAATGAGTCTGATTTTGTCGATACAAATGATCTCCCAACTGCTCAGGAAATGAATCTTCTTGAGATTGTAATAAATTGGGATGACGTCAAATTAAACTAATAACAAGGTTATTAAAGGGAGAAAAAAATGAGTAGAACATTAGAAGTTGCCTTAGAAAAGGCACAAAGAACGACGATCAATATTAATGAAACTCCAAAATCTTTACGAATTGAAGTTATGGATGCCTCTATTTTATGGCCGGACTTTTCTGGACGTATAACTCAATTCCACAAAGTACTCGGAGAAAAGAGATCGTTTAATATTGTTTTGAATGAAGACATGTTTAATGCTTTAAGACATCTCGAAGAAACTCGCGGAATCCGTTTCCGTATTCATGAAGCTGACTTATATTCAGCGCAAGATGTTACTGTAAAGGGAGCCGAGCAGGTAAAAGTTTATTATATCAACGTAAAAGTTAATTTAGGCGGATCATATCCTCCAGCGATTACACTTTTCACCGAAGTTCAAGATCCTAAAACAGGAGTTCCTACAAGAAGTCGTAATACTTTAGTTGGGGATGCTGTCAATAATTTAGACCACATTTCTATTGTTACGGCTGACTGTGATCTCAACATTTATCAAAGTAATCCAGAAGTTCAATTTGTTTCTGCATATTTGAAAAAGTTAAACGTCAGTCAAGAAGTTCAATTAGAATTCGGCGGCCGTTGGGATGGCTGGGAAAATATTAATGATGATGACGAAGTCCCGGCAGAAGACGGTGGCGTTAACGCTGAGGAACATAGATAAAAATGAAAAAGAAAGGAGAAACCCGCGAAATGAAAAAATTGCCAGAGTTCATTAAAGGGCTGACGAAGACTCAAAAGATTCTTCTCGGAGTTGGAGCAGTTGCTGTTGTTGCTTTAGCTACAGTCGCTACTTTATATGGTGTAAAACGATTCAAAGCTAAAAACGTTGCCTAAGAAAAACTGTGAGGAATAGTTATGTCAGGGGTACAACTTTATAATCACCAAGTTGACGCATTGGCAAAAATGAAGAATGGTTGTATTCTTAACGGGACAGTCGGTTCTGGAAAGAGCCGTACTGCCCTGGCATACTATTACTGTCTATACGGTGGTAAAATCAATACAACAGAGTACGTTATGATGAAAAACCCATGTGATTTATATATCATAACAACCGCCAAGAAGCGCGATAAATTAGAATGGGAAGAGGAGTTACTTCCTTTTAAAATGACACCAAATCCCGAGACAAATGCTTACCGAAATAAAATTGTTATCGATAGCTGGAATAACATAAGTAAATACTTAACAGTTCGTAATGCCTTCTTTATATTAGACGAACAACGAGTCATAGGATCTGGTGCATGGGCTAAAACTTTCTTAAAGTTAGCTCAGTCAAACCAATGGGTGCTGCTGACTGCAACTCCTGGAGATACTTGGTCAGATTATTCGGCTGTGTTTATAGCGAACGGTTTCTTTAAAAACAAAACTGATTTTTGCCGTCAACACGTCGTATATTCTCCGTTTACAAACTTTCCAAAGATAGACCGATATGTTAATGAGGGTGTCCTTATTAAAATGCGTAATTCTATATTAGTAAATATGTCATTTAGACGACTTACCATACCACTACATGAAAATATTCTATGTGACTATGACAAGTACAATTATGATTACATTACAAAAAATAGATGGAATATATATACTAGTACACCAATAAAAAATGCAAATGAGTATTGCTTATGTCTTCGACGACTCGTTAATTCGGATGCTTCTAGAAAACATGCCGTTTTAGATATAGTAAAAACTCATAAAAAAGTTATTGTGTTTTATAGTTACAATTACGAGTTAGATATTCTACGAGACTTATTTCATGATTATCCGATGTCTGAATGGAACGGTCATAATCATGAAGAAATACTGAAAAGTGATCGTTGGGTTTATTTGGTTCAATATACTGCCGGTAATGAGGGATGGAATTGTATCGAGTGTGACACTATGATATTTTATTCGCAAAATTACTCGTATAAAGTTATGATTCAGGCAGCTGGTCGAATTGATCGAATTAATACGCCATTCGTATACCTATATTATTTCCATTTGAAGTCTGATGCAAAAATAGATAAGGCAATAAATAATGCTTTAAATAGAAAGAAAAAATTTAACGAGAGGTCTTTCGCTCCAGAATTTCCAAAACAAGACGCGAAGACCGATCCAGAAGAGGAAAATAAAAATGAATTACCATGATCAAAAAATTATTAGAAATATAGTTAAAAAGCTGTGTACTATGCCCTACTGCGAGCTTAAGAAAGTTAAAAAGTTTTTCCTATCTAGTAAAATAAAAGCTCAAGCAGATGTAAACAGAATTAATGCGTGCACTTCTCCGGAAGAGTCAAATCGACGTCATCAGTCTTTATATTATTATGAAGATGTAATTGAAGCAATGGAGTGGGATAAATAAAAAAATAAAAGTGGCTGAACGCTATATTGTCCGCCTTGCCTCCGTGAGGCAAATAATTTCACAATAGCTGAAAGTGGTCATCTCAGCGGCGGACGACAAGAGTGGCAACGGTAAGCCATAAACTCGCGAGAGTTTTAAAACCGACCCATACATTAAATAATACAAAAATTTAATCATTCGCTCTACCTGATACGTAGTCAAATAAACAATGGCCCGGGGTGATCTTCCCGCGCGGCGAATGAGTAGACGCGGCGACGGAAAGCCGGGAGTTCTTAGGAATTCAAAAACCGACATATTGTCCGCTTTGCACTTCCCGGGGCAAACAAATAAACAAAAGCCGAGGGTGATCCTACGCGGCGGACTATTGGAGTGGCAACGGTAAGAAGCCCATAAACTCGCGAGAGTTTTAAAACCGACCCATGCACAAGTTATGGGCAAGCCGAACTTGATGTAGGCTAGAATCATCGAGCCATGATCTGATCAATCATGTAGGCTTCCAACAGCAATCAAGGAAATCCGCGTTGGCTACGGTAAGATACTTGTGAGCGCCGGGGGAATCGGTATTAACACCGCATGAGAATGCCTGTTAAAAATACTAGTAACCATTCCCGCGTAGATTAAATAATACATTATCTTCTAGAGAGATAGTGGGCGCTAAAAATGGATCCTTAGCTCAATTGGCAGAGCTCCCGGCTCATAACCGGTTGGTTGCAGGTCCGAGTCCTGCAGGATCCACCAATTATGTATTAATATTTATAAAGGAGAAAATTAATATGAAATACCGTAAGAAACCAATCGAAGTCGAGGCAGTTCAATACACAGGCGATAATCTTGAAGAAGTGAAAGCATTTGCCTTAGATAAAATATATTCCTTTGTGTATTATGAAACAAAGTTTGATGCAGATGGATGTGGATTTAAAAGTATTCCGATGGAAATATTGGCAATTCACACATTAGAAGGTGATATGAAAGTTTGTGTTGGCGATCACATTATCAAGGGTGTCAACGGCGAGTTCTATCCTTGCAAACCCGATATCTTTGAAAAGACCTATGAAAAGGTAGAAGAGGAATAAGCGATGGGAAAGAAAGTAGTGCCTCAACGCATCGAGATTGCGGGAAAGCGTCAGATGCAACAATTGGTCAGTTTGTTAGTCAATGAAGGCTATGAAGTGGTTGTGTATGCAGACGACCATCAAAGAGCCAATAAGACCGATTTAGACCGAGGCTACATTGTCCGATATGTGCACCCAGATTACGATGCGACCATATTCATAGCGAAGGAGTTAAAATGATTGATGTATAAGTTAATTAGTACTAAAGAAAAATATAAAAAGGCATTAGAAATGAAATGCCCTAATTGCGGATGCCAAATACGTTATTCAGCTAAAACTAATCGTTTCTTTTGCCCTGGATGTACATTTACTGACTATGACGAAAACGGTTTACCAAAATTAGAAATAATAAAAAAAGAAAGTAATTCCATACGAAACGGAGATCTTGACATCTGGGCTGAGATAAGAACTTATATGACAGACGATGTTACATCTACAATGCTTTTTGACGAGATTTTAAATAATGGAAAATAAACTATCAAGAGAGATTACGGAAAAAGAACTTACTAGAAAATATGGGGCAGACATATTATACAAAAAATTGTATTATCATATTTCTGGTCATACATTAGAAGATGCCGAGAAAAAGTTTCCAGGTTTTAAACTATTTTATGAAGGTAAATATTGGAAAATAGAAAGGAAAAATATATGATAAAAGTAAAATTAGAAAACATCATAAAAAATAGAGCATATGCTATTAAAATTAGAAACGATGATGAAAAGAATAGACTAATTGAAATGCTTGATAAACGTAGAATATCTCATCAATTATATACTACAAAAATTGAATCTAATGCTGGTTTAGATTATTGGGTTTGGAATAATTGTTTTATTACTGCATCATGGGCGTTAATACATAATATAACAATAATTCCGTTGGACGCGGTTGATGATATTGACACTGCAGTAAATAAAACTTTGGAAGATCTTGGATATATTGTTAGTTTTAAAGATGATACACGCATAATATATTTTGGAACAATTGTATCTGTAGACCTAAATACTGTGGGGCATTCTCATTATTCCAGAAATTCAGAAATAATATTTGTAAAGATATATAACAATAATTCCTGGTGCTATCAAACACAAAGTAAAATTACATTTGATACGGAATTAGCGGCGGCGTGTCTTAATAAACTACACGAGTTAAATACTAAAACAAAATAAGCAGCATTTTAAAAGCAACTTAACGCAGCAGAGTTAAGGCTAAATTCAATACCTATTAAGTTAGGATATTATAGAAAGGAGAATTTTATGAAAGATTTACACTATAAAGCATATATTAAAAAATTTAACAATATTTTTGATGTGCATACTATTAATTTCGCTAATAAGGAAGTATTTTTCAGTAACTGGGTACGTGGCCGACAACGTTGGTTCAGGTTTGATGAGGTAGAACTCATGGAAGGCACCGGATTATATGATATTAATTGCAATGAAATATTTGAAGGCTTTCGTGTAAGTGCTATTAATGTCAAAACTCAAAAAGAAAGTGAATACGCAGTCGAGTATTCTGGTTGTCGGTTTATTTTCAGAGATACTAAAACCCATAGAGTAAGTGTTCACAGAAACTTAACTGATATTGAGATTATTGGGGACATTTACATTGGATACTCACTGCTCAAAATTAATGAGCTTCTTAAAAGAAAGAATAGGAACATGTAATGAAAGTTATAAAAAGGAAATATGATGAGTTTGGACGGCGGCTTAGTGTCTGCCAAGATTCCTTAGGAAAAAAGATTACAATCTATACCGAAAATTCATATGATAATATTGTAATTACATATGACGGTGTAAATAATTATTCGATATCCATAGGAAATACTAAAGGAATCAGAGTTTTCATGACAGAAATATGGAAAGTTAAAACCGGATTACTATGGTCTCCGATGAACTTAGAAAAAGATACTAAATTAAATAGCGAAAGCTAGAAAGAGAAATATTATGAGCAATGAAAAATGTGAGTGTGTTAATTGTTGTGATGCTGTACCAAAATTAAAGAAATTCAGACCTAGTTTGTTCCAACGAATTAGGCATTTCTTTTTGAAATTGTTTCGTGCTAAACGAGATTCAAAGAAATCAAGTGACTGGATTGACAATGAAGTCAAATTAGCTATGGCACATGAAAAAAGTGGTCAAGTTGAAGATGGCGATGAGATATTTACTAAGTATGCTATCTATTGTATTAAGGCGGCCGCTAAAATAGCTAAACAGTTCTCCAAACAAGGACACAGTGGCATGTCAGCTGAAATAACATTGGAATTAATTAAAAAGCTTTGTTCTCATACGCCACTTACTCCATTAACTGGTACTGATGATGAATGGGATGACGGTGAAATTGTTTATGGTGGTCGTCATTGTTATCATTTACAGAATAAACGTGACTATCGCGTATTTAAAGAAGTATCTGAGCACGGTAATAAATTAATTAGATATCATTTTAATGGAATTCTCAATGTCATTAACTTTGATGATGTATGGAGAAAATATCCGCCAGTTGACGATCCGGGAACTTTGGACGATGACGATGAAGATGTAAAGCTTTATTTTTCTGAAGTAAGAAAGTTAAGAGATAAGTTAAATTCAAAGATTAAATTTCCATATACTCCAGTTACCTACAGTTATAGATGGAACTTTAAAAAGAAACGACTAGAGGAAGTAAAAGATTAACAGTCCATAAGGAGGACATAAAAATGAAAGACAAAATTATTGTATTGGAGAGGAGGCTTTTTGGAACTCCAATCTATTTAAAAGGATTCTCGTTCGTTAATGGCTTCACTTATAAGGAAACCTACAAGAAGTCTCTTGCGATTCTGGTATCAGACGAAACAGCAGTCAAGTTACTATCCGCCTTATATTCCGAAGGTCGTCACAAACACGTCGTAGCAGAATATGCCGTAATTAGTGATCGTATCAGTATTAAGGATGGGGCAAAATAATGGAGACCATATCTAGACCAGTAATTGGAATTATTAGTTATTTTCCAGATAAAGAACCGGATAGATCTCAACGTATAACACGTTTTGAGAGACTCTTGAAGAAATTGACTGAGTTTTTACCTGATGTACCCGTACTTGTTATCGCACAAAACTGGAATACGTATTATCCGAAACAATATAAGATAATTCGTCATTATTATGAGAAACTTGGTATTCTTAAAGCTAGGCATGTTTTACGTGAAAAATTTTTAGAGTCTAATTACAACTACCTTATAATGTTTGATGACGATGCGCTCATTCAATATTTAGTTGACAATCCCGGAAAAGCATATCTTGACTCATTGGAAGCTAATCCGGACAAATTTATGTTTTTGCAATACGCGTCTTCACAATTGAATGGTTGTGCTATCTCAAAGTATATTTATAAGCTAGAGCCAATGGTAGATATTGATGCTGAAAAAAATGAAGGCTTTGAAGATGCAATATTTTCTTGGCTTCTTCATAATAAGTATCCGGAAAAAGAATTCACCTGCACCGCAATCAAATGCACCCACTTTAAAAATCCTAATGAGTATATTCCATCAACGTGGGCACGAGAAGGACAGAAGGACTGGAAACGATTACGAGACCAGACGGCCATTATAAAAGAATATATTACAATTAACAAAAAATTCCCGAAATTAAAATAAAATTGGATAATAACCAGTTTTAAACCAGTTTTTAAAAAATTTCTGGCTATGGAGTTTTTCAGTAAAAATTCTGGAAATTTAGCTATAATATGCCCGATAATAGCCAGAAACATGGCTTTAAGGTGGCTAAACGACAATAAAAAGTGGTTTTTTAAAAAAAATAATTTGTAGATGTGCACGAAAAAAAACCAAATAACCAGTTTTTACTAGTATATATATTACGCTATAGAAAATGATAAATTATATAGGAGTAATGTTTTTACAAAATTTTCTGGTTATCTGGCTATTTAATTTGTTAGAAAGGATATTATCATGATTGTGTTAATTAGTGTTGCTATGTTTATAACGATCGTTAAAGCATTAATGTGGTCAGTCTTTATTAAGAAATCCCCAACGGGCTCTATAATGTTTATCGTATTAAATTTATTTTTACTTGTCACACTAGCCTTATGTTTAGTAATTATTCTTAAGACATAATTATTAAAAAATAAGAACTAGGACCAACTCGGACTTAAACTTTGTTAGCTAATAGAGTTATTCAATCGACCCCTCCTTTCCAAAGAACTAGGATTGATTTTAAATATTAGCAACATTTAAAGGGACCATTTAAAACATGGTTCTTTATTTTTTGCTTTTCGCATTTAAAACATGGGCCTTTATGGGAAGAAAGTGAAAAATAAAATCACGGACTTTATATTATGTAATTTTGAAAGGAGCAATTACTCATGCTTGAAAGCGAATATCAAAAAGAGTTTTTAAACAAGGTAAGGGCTTTATTACCAAATACAAATTATAAACAATGTATTATTATAAAGAATGATTCGGGATATTTACAAGGTATTCCAGATTGGACAATATTTTATGGTGAACGGTGGGCAACTTTAGAAATCAAAAGAACAAAGCATGCACACAGACAACCAAATCAATTATATTACATAGAGCTTATGGGAAACATGGGCTATTCATCTTTTGTATATCCTGAGAACGAGCAGCAAGTTCTTGAGGAATTAATAAATCATTTCAAAGGAGAAACCAAATAATGTTATGGAACAATCATAAAGAGTTAGAAGGTAAGCATTCGTTTTTGGGAGGAAGTCAATGGCGATGGATTACTTGGGACGACAAGACACTTGAAGCAAGATTCGTTACACAGTTTTCACAACTAATTGGAACAGCAATTCATGAGTTAGCTCATGACTGTATTTGTGGTGGAATTAAATTAACTAAGACAGATAAACATTTAATTGATATGTGTATGTATAAAAATTTTGTACCAAAATATGCATATGATTCAGAATATTTGTTAGCAAGTTTAATTCCGTATGTAAATGATGCTATTGGTTTTCATATGTCATCAGAAGTAATACTTTATTATAGTATAAATGCGTTCGGAACAACCGATTCTATATCCTATAATGAAAAAGAAAAAATTTTAAGAATACATGATTTAAAAACGGGTGCAGGTACAACATATATTCAACAATTATTTATATATGCTGCTTATTTTTGTTTAGAATACAGCGTACAGCCAACTTCATTAAATAAGATATATTTAAGGATGTACCAAAATGGAGAATTTGTCGAAGTAGAACCAGATCCTATGGAAATTGAAAAAATTATGAAATTAACAAAACAAAGAGACTTATATGTACAAGATCTAAAGGGGGTTCGTAAAAAATGAGAGATAAATTTGAACATGTAGACGAAATCATTTCAGTAGAAGATGATTCATTATATTATATTTTTCATGCTGGAACTCCACATGAAGGAACAGTACCGCATTCTGGAAGATATCCTTGGGGTTCGGGAGATAGTTCATTCCAAAGACCAAGTGATTTTAAATCGTATGTTAATAATAGAAAAAATAAAGGATTATCAGAAGTTGAAATAGCAACAGGTTTGGGGATGTCAACAACTCAACTTAGAGCATATTATGATGTATCCTATGCTATTACCAGAAGAGAAGAAGTAGAAAGAGCTAAACAATTAAAAGATGTATTAAAAGAAGATCAAAAACCATATACCAATGCGGAAATAGGAATTATTCTTGGAAATGAATTTCAAAATGGAGAACCAATAGGAGAATCGCAAGTCAGAAATCTTTTAAGGTATGACGATGATGCAAAAAGAAATGCTGCATTTAATACTGCTAAATTTCTTATGGAACAAGTTGATGAAAAAGGCATGATAGATGTTGGAGAAATGGTAAATAAAGAACTGCGTATCTCATCCACAAAGATGAATGATGCTCTTACTATATGCGAAGCCGAAGGATATGTTATTTTAAGAGGAAGTGTCCCGCAACAAACAAATCCAAATCAAAAGACTAATATAAAAGTTCTTGCTGCTAAAGGAACACCCAAATCAGCAGTGTATGATTATTCAAAAATAAAACATATTACTGATTACACGTCTGATAATAATGGATATGATTTTAGAAAATCATTTCATTGGCCAAAATCGCTTGATAGTAGTCGCATTATGATAAGAGCCGCCGAAGAAGGCGGAAAAGAAAAAGACGGACTTGTTGAAATAAGAAGAGGAGTTAAAGATTTGTCATTAGGTTCATCATTGTATGCTCAAGTTCGTATATTAGTAGATAATGATAAATATATCAAAGGAATGGCAGTATATTCTGATGGAAAAGACATGCCAGATGGTATCGATTTAATATTTAATAGCAGTAAACCTGCTGGTATGGAAAAAGAAAAATATTTAAAGTCAACTAAAGAGAATCTTGATAAAGATCCAACTAATCCATTCGGTTCAACCATTAAAGAAGAAACAGGCCAGACATACTATTCAGACCCAAATGCAGATCCTAAAGATGAATTTACTAGAAAAAATCCGCATACAGGAAAATTAGAGTCACTATCGCCAATTAACAAAAGAGCAGAGGCTGGCGATTGGAAAGAATGGAGTAAAGAATTGCCATCACAGTTCTTATCAAAACAACCAAAAGCTACTATAAGTAGACAGTTAAATAAAAGCATTATATCTAGAGAAGATGAGTTCGCAGAGATTATGGAAATTACAAATCCGACAGTAAAGGCAAAAATGCTTAAAGATTTTGCAGAAAATTGTGATAAGTCAGCTGTCGAATTGAAATCAAAGTCATTCAAAGGAACTAGATACCATGTTATTCTTCCAGGAATTACGATTGATGATAATGAAGTATATGCTCCAAACTTTCAAGAAGGAAGCCAAGTAGCATTGGTAAGGTTTCCTCATGGTGGTTTATTTGAAATCCCGGTGCTTACAGTAACGCATCACAACAAAGAAGCTGAGAAAATGATCGGTCCAGACTCAACTGATGCGATTGTTATATCTGCTAATACGGCACGGCAACTTTCCGGAGCAGACTTTGATGGAGATACAGTACTAACAATACCAACTCCCGTTGAAGGTATTAAGGTAAATTCAAAGCGTTATTTAGAAGAATTAAAAGATTTTGATCCAGCTATGTATGCTCCAGATCCTGATGGATATAAAAAAGATCCTGATGGGACTGAACATTGGTATAGAAATGGAAAAGAGTTTCAACATATTGATGAAGGCTACAAACAAAAACAAATGGGCATTGTCTCTAATTTGATTACTGACATGACATTAAAAGGAGCTAGTGATAAGGAAATTGCTAGAGCAGTTAAGCATTCAATGGTAGTTATAGACTCATATAAGCATCATCTTGACTATAAACAAAGTGAATATGATAATGATATAAAAGATCTTAAGCAAATATATCAACAGCATATAAAAGACGAAAAATTTGGTGGTGCTGGAACAATAATATCAAAGGCAAAAAGCGATACTAGAATTAATGCTATAGCAGAAGGAAAGTATATTTTAACACAGCCTGATAATCCAGATAATGGAAATGAATTAGAGTTAGTTGATCCGTTTAACAAGGTATATTTGGACAGAAAAACAAATAATGTATATTCAGAAAAAGACAAAAGAACACTGACTATTGACCCTAAAACAGGAGAAAAATTATATAGAAAGACTGGAGAAGTTCTTACAAAAGTAACATATTCTGATGAAGATGGTAACAAGGTCCAAGTATCTGCGTTTATTAAAGATGGTGATATTTATAAAAAACCAAAAACAATGTGGCAAGTAGAGAATAATCAATTATATTTTAGAGACTCTACTGGCGAGTTTAAGAAAGTAACCTCGAAAGAAGATGTTAGAGTAAAGCCATTGCAAGAAGTAAGAACCGCAATGTCTTTGCATAAGGATGCAAGAGAACTATCTTCAGGAACACTACAAGAAGAATATTATGCCAATTATGCTAATGCTCTTAAGTCATTAGCTAATACTGCTAGAAAAGAGTACCTTTACAGCTCACAAAATCCTATTCCGTATAATCCAGAGGTTAATAAGCAATATAAAGAAGAAGTAAAAACGATTCAAGCTAAAGTTGCGATATCTGAATTGAATGCACCTAAAGAAAGAGCAGCTCAACTAATGGCAGCGTCTAATGTTAAGGCAATTATAGAAGCCTCTAGCGAAGAGCTTACAGAAGAGGATAAGCGTAAACTTAGACAGAATGAAATAACTAAGGCTAGATTAAGATTTGGAGCTAAAAATCAAAGATTTAGTATAACAGATAAAGAATGGGAAGCAATTATGAAAGGTGCCTTTAGTCCAAGCTACTTAGAGAGCTTTATACTAAGGTATGCTGATCCAGACATAATAAAGAAATTAGCGACTCCAAAAGAAACTGTTAAACTAACTAATTCAGACATAAGAAAGATTAAAGGACTGTCTTCAAATGGTCAAAGTAATGCAAGTATTGCTAAAGCCCTTGGAATTAGTGTAAGCACAGTCATCAACTATCTAAATGGAGAGGAGAATTAATCGTATGATAACATACATAACGACTAAAGATAATCCTTGGAATCCATTTGACAATTGGGAAGAATGGTTAAGGTATGACATCGAAAAAGGATATAATACTTGCGAAAAGATAGACCGTTTGGCTCCAACTTCAGATGTATTACCTCCGACTATCAACCAAGAGCTACTAAATGAGGCTATGGACCGCCTAATTATACTCGGTGCGTATGACAAGGATGGAAACTTTGTAGAGTATACAAAAGTATCTAATGAACCTGTCAGTAAACCAGTCTAGGCCATCGTTCAGCAGCATTTAGGCATCGGGGGGGGGTCCGCAGAAAATGCACCCCCTCCTGCATCGCCCCACTCCTAAAAAAAGCCCCGGGGGGATATTTTATACAATGTTTTTTACTATCCTTTGACGTGCATACAGTTTAGCAGTATTTTTATGAATTTGGCCTTAACTCTGCTGCGGGTTTCTCCATGGCTTCTCCTTTTTTATACTGCACGTTGGCTATAAAGTATCCACAAACTGTATGCACCTCAGAGTATAGTCACCATAAACTATACAGAAAGGAGCAAAGTATGGGCAGAAAACATACTCTAAGTATATCTGATGAATTCTCAACTAAAAAAAGTCGCCCAACTTTAACTCCAGAGGCAAGAGAAAATCAGTTGATATGTCTTGCTATAGATCTTGCCGAACAACAAATCCGAGATGGAACAGCTTCCTCTCAGGTTATAACTCATTTTTTAAAACTTGGTTCTACTAGAGAAAAACTTGAGCAGGAAACAATTAAAAAAGATCAAGAACTTATAGAGGCAAGACGAGAGAGTTTAACGTCGACAAAGACAGTTGAAGAATTATATTCGAAAGCAATAGAAGCAATGAAGACATATAGCGGAAATAGAGAGGACGACAACTATGTCGAGGTATCATCAGATGAACCACTCTAAAACTTATTCCGAGATGTCTCTTCTATCCTCATTTGACGATCGTTTTAGATATTTAAAACTTACAGGACAAGTTGGACTAGATACTTTTGGATTTGATAGATACATGAATCAAGACTTCTATAGATCTACAGAATGGAAACATATTCGTTCTTACGTCATTGCAAGAGATGATGGTTGCGATTTAGGTGTTCCAGATCATCAGATAAATGGACGTATTTTTATTCATCACATCAATCCAATTTCTCAAGAAGATATTATTAATGGAACTGAAAAATTACTAGATCCTGAAAATCTAGTTTGTATATCAATGGAGACACATAATGCATTACACTATGGTGACGATTCTATACTTAAGAAGAATAAACTAATAGAACGAACCCCGAATGATATGTGTCCTTGGAAACGGTAGGTGTAAAACATGTCATTATCAAATACTGCTGTTCCGTTTTATTACGGACAATTCAGAGAAGCTGTTTTACGCGGAGATCTTCCTGTATGTAGAGAAATCTCAATGGAGATGAATCGTATAGATCACCTAATAGAGAATCCGAGATATTACTATGACAACAAAGCTGTCGATGGATTCATAAAATATTGTGAAAACGAGATGACACTAACCGATGGAAGTGATTTGAAACTTTTAGACTCATTTAAGTTATGGGCTGAGCAGGTTTTTGGTTGGTATTATTTTGTTGAGCGAAGCGTATTCGTTCCAGACCAAGCTGGTCATGGTCCGGGTCACTATGAGAAAAAATTAGTTAAAAAAAGACTGATTAATAAACAGTTTTTAATTATAGGCAGAGGAGCTGCTAAGTCAATGTATGAGTCATGTATACAATCATATTTTTTGAATGTTGATACTACGACTACAAATCAGATAACAACTGCGCCAACAATGAAACAAGCAGAAGAAGTCATGTCGCCAATTCGAACCGCTATCACGCGCTCGAGAGGACCATTATTTAAGTTTCTGACAGAGGGCTCATTGCAGAACACTACCGGTTCAAAAGCTAATAGGCAAAAACTCGCTGCCACAAAAAAAGGAATCGAAAACTTTTTAACAGGTTCGCTTCTTGAAGTAAGACCGATGAGCATAAATAAATTACAGGGCTTACGATGCAAGATAGTAACAATCGATGAGTGGTTGTCTGGTGATATTCGCGAAGATGTCATTGGTGCCGTAGAACAAGGCGCATCAAAAGTTAATGATTACTTAATAATTTCTGTATCTTCAGAAGGTACCGTTCGGAATGGTTCCGGCGATACAATAAAGATGGAATTGCTTAGTATATTAAAAGGCGATTATATTAACGACCATGTTTCTATTTGGTATTATCGTTTAGACGATATATCAGAAGTTAATAATCCAAACATGTGGGTTAAAGCCAATCCAAATTTAGGAAAAACTGTCTCATACGAAACATATCAACTCGACGTGGAGAGAGCCGAAAAAGCTCCAGCTACTAGAAACGATATTCTTGCAAAACGATTTGGAATTCCAATGGAAGGTTATACATATTTCTTTACATATGAAGAAACTCTTACAAAGTCACGTCGTGATTTCTGGAATATGCCATGTGCATTAGGTATGGACCTATCGCAAGGTAATGACTTCTGTGCATTTACATTCTTATTCCCACTAAGAACTGGCGAATTTGGAGTAAAGGTAAGAAGTTATATTTCATCTAATACACTTAATAAGTTACCGATGGCAATGCGTCAAAAGTATGAAGAATTCATTCAAGAAGGATCTTTAATGGTTCTTGATGGTGTCATTTTAGACATGATGGATGTTTATACAGACCTTGACGAACATATACAAAAAGCACAGTATGATGTACGTGCTGTTGGATTTGATCCATATAATGCTAAGGAATTTATCGACAGATGGACTGCAGAAAACGGTCCATTTGGAGTTGATAAAGTTATTCAAGGAGCTAAAACAGAATCCGTTCCATTAGGAGAACTAAAAACTCTTTCTGAGAATGGCCTACTACTGTTTGATGAGGTTCTTATGACATATGCTATGGGAAACTGCATTGTTTTACAAGATAATAATGGAAACATTAAGTTATCTAAGAAGAGATATGAAGCAAAAATTGATAATGTGTCTGCATTGATGGATGCATTTGTCGCATACAAAAAGAACAAGGAGGCATTTGAATGAAGAACGATTATTTAAAAGTAAAAGAACTTTATCACTACGGAATTAAAGGCCAAAAATGGGGTGTTATAAGAACTCCAGAAGAACTTGGTTATGAGGATCGAAAAGTATATGACAGTTTGTCCGATAAAGATAAAAAAGTATATATGAAATTTTCCGCCGATGAAAGAAAAAAGTTCAATTCACTCCCGTCAAAGAGCGAAAAGAAGGTTCCATCAGGCATTTCCAAATATGAGAATGATGATGGTAGCCTTACTAGAGAAGGCCGTAAACTTTTGAAAAACCTAGGGAGTAAGAAAGGTTTTATTAGCGATATTGATCGGGATATTGATGCAGCTAGGAAAGCTGGCTATGATAATGTCTTAATGTCAGGGGCTGACATAAAAAAATATCAAAAATATCAAAAAGATGTTGATCGAATAATTAAAAAACTTGATATGGATAATGTGCGTATAACCGCGGGTACTGAAAAAAACAAAAAGGGTGAAGAATTTGCGACATATCTTTTTGAAAATCCAGAAAAAAGTAAAAATATGAACCGAAAAGCAGCCTACTACTACAAATACCAATACTCATAAAGGAGAAAAATAATCATGGCAACACCAACTGTGAGAGAAAGCATACTAAACTCTATTAAAAAAATGTTAGGCATTTACCAAGATGTTACTTCTTTTGACGACGAACTAATTCTTCATATTAATTCAGTTATTGCGTCGCTAAGTCAAATGGGTATTGGACCGTCTAATTCTGGATACAGAATAACAAGTAGTTCGAATGTGTGGACAGAATTACTTGCCGACGATAAGAGGTTAGAATCTGTAAAATCATATATTTATATGAAAGTTAGATTAATATTTGATACTCCTCCTCAGTCGTCTCTTATTGACGCATATGAGAGGCAAATCAAAGAATTTGAATGGCGAAATTTTGTTATAAAAGACAATGATCGAATAAACGAGGAATCTTTACTTGAAGATTCTTTAGGCGAAGATTAAAAAGGAGGAATATTCATGAAAAATGATTATTTAAAATTAAAAGGCGAATTACAACATGCAAATCCATATAGACTTAAAGGCCAATTTGCATCTAAAAATAATTATGATCTTCTTATTGGAGCATTTGCTCCGCAAGGAGAACAAATAAAAACAAAAATAAAAGATAATAAAAATCTTGAAAAAGAACGGCTTGACAAAATAAATAAAACGCTTACTAAACTAAATATGGTACCGTTAAAAGAAGTAAAAAATCTTTCTTTAGGAACTATGACTGAGGCTGACTTTAAAGATGGCATAAAGAATATTAAATTGGGACAGAAGTACAAACCAGATTCTGAAGTTCAAAAGAAAAAAATAAAAAATGGTATAGTTATAGCTGGTAAAGTTTTAACTGGCACAATAGCAACTGGCGGTATTGTTGCTGGTCTAGCCTCTTTTGCATTTCTTGCTTCTTTAGGAGCTTCATTTGCTGGTTTTATTAATAGAAGTTGAAATGGAGGAATATTCATGAAAAATGATTTTTTAGAAAATAAGAAAAATAGTTTAGTGCATTATGGAGTTAAAGGAATGAAGTGGGGAATAATTACTGAAAAACATCGCACCGGTAACTCAACTAATCAAGGCTCTACAAATAAAAAAGAAAATGATACGGACTCTAAATTATCGTCAGATAGTGCAAAAGATATTTTTACGGGAATTAAAGGGTTAAGTGAGTCAACTGCCAAGTTATTTGATGGAAAGAAAAAAGAAAAAAAATTCTATAAGAAATACCCGAACCTTAGCGATCAAGAGTTAGCAGCTAAGTTGAATAGACTCAGACTAGAACAAGGATACAGTGATTTAATGGGTGATACGAAGGTTGTTAAAACCGGATCAGAAAAGGCAAAAGATGTTTTACAAACCATTGGAGCTATTGCTGGAATAGGTGCCTCTGTTGTAGCAATTGCTATTGGAATTTCGAAGTTGAAAAAGGTGGTATAATATGAAAAATGATTATTTAAAATTAAAAGAATTGTATCACTCAGGTGTTAAAGGTCAAAAATGGGGAATACGACGTTATCAGAATGAAGACGGTACTCTAACAGCCGAAGGAAAGGCTAAATATGGGAATGTGAATCCATATACCAAACAACAGTATGAAAGAGATAAGCAACTTTATGGTTTATTAGGAGCAGCTAGAATTAATAAAAAAATGCTAAAAGGTACGCAAGTGTCTGGAGCTAGAACGAAAGAAGCTGACAGAGTTGATGTGGCTTCTAGAATAGCAAAAATAAATGGAAAAATTGGTGCAATTACTGGCGCATTTGCTGGTGGAGCAGCTGCCGCATTTATTGGAAGTAGAATTAAGTCAACTGGAAATGAAATACTAGACGGAACTTTAGGAAGTTTATTAATGGTAGGAGGAGCTGCTGTCGGATCGTTATTAGGAAGAATAGGCGGAAGGTCTAGTGTTATGATGACGGCTGGATATTCTCCATTAAAAATTAGAGATTAACTTATGAAATGTTAGTAACAAATAAAATAGTTATCAAAAGGAGGAGAAAATGGGATTACTTGATAGATTAAAACATGCATGGAACGCATTCGTTGGATTAGATCCGTCTAATGATAACTATATAAGTTATCAAGATAGGTATCGAACTTACGGACAATCATTTACATATCGTCCTGATAAAATTATTCTAAAAACTAATAATGAAAAATCAATTATTGGCGCCATATACAATAGGATAGCGGTTGATTGTTCATCGATTGGTATTAACCATGTTAGATTAGATGATAATGGACGTTATACAGAATTGATTCTTAGCGGTCTTAACGAATGTCTATCGTTAGAGGCAAATAAAGATCAAACATCCAAAATGTTTATTAGAGATGTTGTTATATCGTTATTTGATGAAGGATGTTTAGCGGTAGTTCCAATTGATACTACTGTTAACTTAAAAGAAAATAATTCTTTTGACATACTAACAATGCGTGTTGGAAAAATTGTTCGATGGTATCCAGACCATGTCACGGTTGAAGTGTACAATGACAAAACTGGTAATAAAACAAATTTAACACTTCAAAAAAGTAAGATTGCTATAATAGAGAATCCTCTATCTGCAATAATGAATGAGCCAAATTCTACGCTTCAGAGACTCATTCGTAAGTTAGCGCTACTGGATGTTATTGATGAACAGTCGGGATCTGGAAAATTGGATTTAATTATTCAATTACCCTATGTAATCAAAACAGAAGCGCGGCGAAAGCAAGCCGACGATAGACGTGCCGATATCGAAAATCAGTTAAAAGGCTCCAAGTATGGAATTGCATATACTGATGGTACCGAGCATATAACACAGCTTAATCGACCAGTTGAAAACAATCTAATGAAACAAATCGAGTTCTTAACGAGTATGCTTTACAGCCAGTTAGGTTTAACCGATACGATTCTTAATGGTACTGCTGACGAAAAAACTATGTTAAATTACATGAACAGAACTGTTAAACCAGTTATGGACGCTATCGTAGATGAAATGAAGCGAAAGTTTCTGACTAAAACGGCTAGGTCACAGAAACAATCTATACTATATTTTAATGATCCGTTTAGACTAGTTCCAATTGCGAATCTTGCAGATATTGCGGACAAATTTACAAGGAATGAGATAATGTCATCTAATGAAATCCGTCAGATTGTTGGGCTTAAACCAGTTCAAAGCGCTGACGCTGACGCATTACGTAATAAAAATCTCAATCCAACAGGTACTGGAACGGAAGGCGGACCTATCCCGGAAGAAGAAAATCCTCCGGAGACAAGAGAAGAGTTTTTAAGAAGATTTGCACCAGAGCAATCTGAACCAGCGGTTGCGTATAGTGGAATCAGAAAAGAGGCCAAAACTAAATGACAAAAAAAGATTACGATTTTAGTGGATGGGCCACTGTTCATGGCGTTAAATGTTCCGATGGACGAATAATCCATAAGGATGCTTTCAAAGATAATGATGGAAAAACTGTACCGTTAGTTTGGAATCATGATCATAATGAAGCTAGTAACGTATTAGGTCATGCATTATTGGAGAATAAAGAAAAAGGCGTATATGCCTTTTGTTCATTCAATGATACAGAACAGGGGAAACATGCCAAAGAGCTGGTCAAACATGGAGATATTTGTTCTCTTTCGATTTATGCAAATAAATTGGTTCAAAAAGGTTCAGATGTTATGCATGGTATGATCAGGGAAGTTAGTCTTGTTTTAGCTGGAGCTAATCCCGGCGCATATATTGATAATGTTATTTTACATGGATCTGTTTCCGATGAGGAAGCTCAAATTTTTAATCCCGAAGAAGAAATAGAAATTATTTTGCATAATGAAAGTTCTGAAAAAGTTTTGCAAGAAAATGATAAATCGGAAATTGAAAAGGATGATCCAGCGAAAGAAGACAAAAAAGTAGAGGAAAAAAAAATGTTAGAAGAAAAAGAAATTAAGCACAAAGCGGAGGGTGAAGAAACTTTGCAAGATATTTTCAATTCGTTAAACGAAAAGCAAAAGAATCTTGTTTACATCATTCTCGCAAAGGTTAGTGAAGATGAAGACGAAAGCGATCCAAAAAAAGTTGCTGAAGAAGTTCAGCATGCTGAGACACCGGCTGGAGAAGCGGACAAAGAAGAAACTTTGCAAGATATTTTTAATTCACTAAACGAAAAACAAAAGACCATGCTTTACATCATGATAAGCGAGGTTTTAGATCAAAAAAGCAACAAGGAGGATAATAAAGAAATTATGAAACAAAATGCTTTTGAAAACGAAAAAGAAAAGAAGGAAGAAGAAATGACACTAACTCACTCAGATTTACTAGACGTTATTGCTACTGCTAAAAAAGGTAGTTCGTTAAGGGATGCTTTTAATGAAGCATGTATATCCCATGGTGTTACCAACATTGATTTACTCTTCCCAGATCACAAGGCCGTTCCAGGTTCGCCGAAAGTCGTTGATGAGAATAATGACTGGGTTGCTGTTGTTATGGGCGGGGTCAAGCATACTCCGTTCTCCCGCATCAAATCTACATACTTTGATATTACTGGCGAAGATGCTCGCGCTTTAGGTTATGTCAAAGGTGAAAAGAAAGTTGAAGAAGTTATTATCGCAGCCAAGCGTACTACTGACCCGCAAACGGTTTATAAACTTCAAAAATTCGATCGTGACGATATTGTTGATGTTGTTGACTTTGATGTTATCGCGTGGATTAAGAATGAAATGCGTGCCAAACTCGAAGTTGAATTAGCTCGTGCTATCTTATTTGGTGATGGTCGTAGTGCCGTCTCACACAATAAGATTGATCCACTACATATTCGTAACGTGTTGAGCGATTCTGATGTCTACAGCATTCCTGTCGCTGTCTCAGGCACAACTTCAGAACAAATTGCCGAGTCCCTTATTGACCAAATGGTTATCGGACAACTCAATTATAAAGGTTCTGGAAATATTACTGCATTTGTTCGTGATGATCTTGTTACTCGGATGCTTCTCTTGAAGGATCTAAACAAACATCGTCTCTACAAATCAATTGCTGAACTTGCCACTGCTATGAACGTTAGTCGCGTTGTTAAAGTTCCCGCTTCTATTATGGGTTCATCATGCTATGCTATCGCCCTCGACCTCTCTGACTACAATGTCGGTGCTGATCGTGGTGGTGCTGTTAGTATGTTTGACGATTTCGACATCAACTATAATAAGATGGAATACCTTATTGAAACACGTTGCTCTGGTGCGAACGTTACACCATATTCTGCAATGGTCTTTTCTGCTGGTCCAGCTGCTTCTGATTCGTCATCTAAATAAGTTTTAACGAATATGAGCAAATTTTGTGGAACAATTGGATATTCTGTTACTAAAGAATTAAAACCCGGAGTTTGGGCAGATGGAACAATAGTTGAAAAAAATATTATTGGAAATTTGATTAAAAATACCAGCAAAATTGATGATAATTCAAAGGTAAATCAAGATATTACAATTAATAATCAGATTAGTATTGTAGCCGATCCAGAAGTCACGCAAAATTTTCGTTTTATAAAGTATGTTAAATTTGAGGGTATTGCTTGGGCTGTTACAATGGTCGAAGTTCAGTACCCTCGATTAATTTTGACTTTAGGAGGAGAATACAATGCCTAGTGTATCAGATTATTATGAGACGCGAAGACTTGAACTACAGACTGAACTGGAAACTATTCTAGGAAGTAGAAACGTTTATTTTCAACCGCCTGAGTCAATCAAGATATCATATCCGGCAATAATATATGAAAGATATGACATTAAAAACATACATGCAAATAATTCTGTTTATGCAGGAACTTGCGTGTATAGGGTTACTGTAGTGGATTCAGATCCAACTAGTGAAATAGTTAGTAAATTATCCAGACAGTATCCAACAATAAAGTATAATCGTCATTTTGTAACTGAGAAGCTCAATCATGATGTATTTTTACTTTATTACTAATTTTTGAATAATAGGAGGAAAGAACATATGTCAAAATTAGTCTTTGACGCTATTGGAAGACACTTTTATGAAACAGGTGTTGATCATGGCGTACTATTTCGTATGAATGAAGCAGGCAACGGTTATGAAACAGGTGTTGCTTGGAATGGATTAAGCGCTGTTAGCGAAAGTCCAGAAGGTGCCGAAGAATCCGCTATCTTTGCGGATAATATTAAATACCTGTCTTTACGTTCTGCTGAAAATTTTAAAGGTACTATTGAAGCTTATACATATCCCGATGAATTTGAAGCATGTGATGGATCTGCTGAATTATCTAGAGGCATTAAAGTAGCTCAACAAGCTCGTAGAGCTTTTGCTTTCTGTTACCGCACCAAAGTTGGAACTGATCTAAATCCAGAATATGGATATAAATTACACATTATTTATGGCGCCACAGCTGCTCCAAGTGAGAGATCACGTGCGACAGTCAATGATTCGCCAGAAGCAATGACTATGTCATGGGAAATTAGTACCACACCGGTGGCTGTTACAGGGTACAAGCCAACGGCACATGTTGAAATCGATTCAACAAAAATCTCAGCAACTGCTTTAGGTTTGATTGAAGATAAACTATATGGAACTGACTCACCAACTGCTGACTCAACACTTCTTACACCAGACGAAATCGTTGCATTAGTCGCTGGACAAAACGATAGTTCAGACGAATAATTATTAAAAATCAAAATCGCTAATCAAACAACTTCCAATTTACTATTAATTAGAAAGCGGTGAAGTATTTTAAACTAAAAAAGGAGAAAAAAATGTTTAAAAAAACGATTACTTATCATGACTATAATGGTCAGGAAATTAAGGAAGACTTTTACTTTAATTTAAGCAAAGCAGAAATTATGGAAATGCAACTTGAGAAATCGGGTGGATTTGCAGAAAAAATTCAACGAGTTGTCGATACTAAAGATGTTCCAGAAATAATTAAAATTTTCAAAGAACTTATTTTAAAGTCATATGGCATTAAAAGCGATGATGGAAAAAGATTTGTCAAAAGCGAAAAACTTCGTGAAGAATTTACTCAGACAGAAGCTTATTCTGAATTATTTTTAGAGTTAGCAACCGATGCTGATGCTGCTTCTGCATTTGTTAATGGCATTATACCAGCAGAACAGTTAAAAGCAATTCAAGAAAAGAAATAACAAATTACAAAAGGAGGCTAAAGTTATGCTTACATTGCATATAAAAGAAAAAGAAATATTTAATGAAAAAACACAAGAATTTGAGCATGTAAATGCCTGTTCAATATGTTTAGAGCATTCTTTAGTCTCCATTTCAAAGTGGGAAGCAAAATGGCATAAGTCATTTTTAAATACAGAAGACAAAACAAACGACGAACTAATAGACTATATAAAATGTATGACCGTATCTCAGAACATAAGTTTAAAAATTTATTCTACATTATCTATAGATGAAATAAAAAAAATAAATTCATATATAGGAGATACTATGTCAGCAACAACTTTCTCTGAGAGAAAACCAGAGGGAGCCGCTCCACAAAAAAAGGACATTGTAACTAGTGAATTAATTTACTACTGGTTAGTAGCATATCAAATACCATTTGAATGCCAAAGATGGCATTTGAATAGATTATTAACATTAATTAAAATTTGTAGTATAAAAAATTCAAATACTAAAGACGATAAGATGTCGAAAAGAGCTATATTAGCAAATAATAAAGCTCTTAATACTGCTAGAAGACAAGCCTATGGAACAAAAGGGTAAAAGTTATGGATATTTATTTGAAATCTAAGGGCTCATTTAAAAAATCCAAAATGTACTTTACTCAAGCTAAACTAGCCGTTAAAATAAATGATAAAAAACTTATAAAAATTGCTGAAGAGACTGTTGAAAAATTAAAAAAAGCTTCTCCGTATGAGAGCATAGCAAACGGATGGGAATATGAAATTGAAAAATATTCCGAAGGATTTAAAATATATTTCAATAATACAAAAGTCGAGAACGGTGTTAATATAGCTCTTGTCGTTGATACCGGACACTCTTCCCGAGGTGGAAAATGGGTTACTGGAAAAAATTATATTAAAGAACCAATTGAGGAAGCCTACAATAAAATACTAAACGAAACATGGGAGGAACTTAAAAGCTTATGAGTGAACAAGTTGAAAAACGCGTTGTTGAGATGCAATTTGACAATGCAAAATTTGAAAAAAATGTTAATCAAAGCATGAAAACTATTGATAAGCTTGACGAGAAACTCCAATTTAAAAATGTTTCGGAGTCTCTACAGAAAGTTAAAGTTAGTTTTTCAGCATTTGAGGTAGCTGCCGTTACAATGATTGTTAACATTACAAATCGTATTGTTAACTTAGGAATACAATTAGTAAAGTCGTTAAGTATAGATAATATATCTGTTGGATGGTCAAAATTTGGGCAAAAAACAATAGCAGTCGCGACAATGGCTGCTCAGAAAATAAGAATAGCAGGAAAAGAATTAACCAACTATAGCGATAAATTAGAAGCCATAAATGAACAACTAGAAAAACTTAACTGGTTTACAGATGAAACTTCTTACAATTTTACTGACATGGCTGATAATATTGGTAAGTTTACAGCCGCAGGTCGAGACTTAGATGAATCAGTTAATGCTATGATGGGCATTGCCACATGGGCGGCATTGTCTGGACAAAATGCTACTACGGCATCCTCAGCGATGTTTCAGTTAGCTCAGGCATTAGGTCGTGGATATATAATGACTATGGACTGGCGTTCTATAGAAAATGCCAGAATGAGTACTGAGGAATTCAAACAGACTGTTTTAGACACTGCTGTCGCCATGGGTCAGATGACTAAAGAAGGCGAAAAATACATTACAAAAACTGGTGATAAAATTTCAGTAACAGACTTTGATTTATCATCTAAGTGGTTTACGAGTGATATTTTATTAAAATCTCTTGAAAAATATTCTGCTGCCGTTGAACGTATATATGAGATAAGCAACGAAACTGGTTTGACAGCTACTGAAGTAATGGCGAGATATTCTGATGAGTTAGATGCATTTGGGTTAAAAGCATTTCGCGCTGCGCAAGAAGCAAGAACACTGGCGGATACCATAAACGCCATAAAAGATGCTGTATCTACTGGTTGGATGAATACCGCTGAAAAGATATTTGGCGGATATGATGAGTCAAAGATTTTATTTACTGAGTTAGCAAATCAATTGTATGATGTTTTCGCTGAAGGTGGAAACTTTAGAAATGAAATTCTTGGATTATGGAACGATCTTGAAGGCCGTAATGATATTTTTGGCGAACATGGAACCCCAGAACAAGGAGCATTTTGGAATATATATGATTCCATAATTGCAGTAAAAAATTTAATAAAAGAAACATGGAATAGCATTTTTTCACTTTCGACATTCACTAGTTATAGTGATCAGGTGACTGATTTAGCTGAAAAATTTAAATCAATAACATCGGCAATTAAAACTTTTACAAAAAAAATAAAAGATGCTATTGAAAATAGTTTTGAATTGAAAGCAATTTTTGCAGGGTTATTTTCGATCGTTAAAGTTGGTGTTCAAATAATATATGGGTTAGCGTATGCGTTAGATCCGATAGTGCAAGTAATTAAGAATATTATTTCTTTACTCTTTAATAGGATAGCCGCGTTTGGAATGCAACTAACAAAGGTTGACGGTATAATAAATTCAATTCAGGTAGTTTCGAAGAAGATTTCAGAGATTCTAAGTGATATAATTGATTTTATCGATCCTGTTGGAGTTTTAGATAAATTTTTAAAATTCATATCAAAGATATATCAGACAATAGCTGATACTCACCCATTGGAAAAGGCAGCAACTGCTGTTAAATCGTTTATTGATGCCTTTAGGGGTGGAAGTTCAAATAATATATTTACAAAAATTGCTGCTGGATTATCTGGGATTTTAGATGCAATAGGATCAAAAATTGGATCCTCTGGTAAAAATTTATTAGAACCATTGCATGCCATGATAGCCGGATTATTAAGTTTTATGAAAGGTATCATAGCAATAGTTAAACCTTTAATTACAATAGCAGGTCAAGCTTTGAACTTTATTGGTGTTATCTTAGAAACTGTTGGTAACATATTATCTGATATAATAAAAGTATTCAACGGTGAAGAAATGACTAAATCACTTCAATTTTTATTAGTCGTCGTATCAATACTAGGACCAATAACAGTTGTTATGTTTGTTATATATAATTTATTTTATTCGATCTATTCTATTTTAAAACCATTTCAGTATTTACTGTCTAACATAAGTGACGCTATCTATGCAATAGGTCAATCATTTTATGTTAAAGCTATTGCCAAGGTAATAAAATCTCTTGGTTTTCTTTTAATATCCTTAGCAATTTCGATGAGTATAATAGCCAATATTCCTACAGATAATTTTATGAGATCTGTAATTACTTTAAGCGTCCTAGCTGCTGTATTAACAGCAATGATAATTGCTTTATTTATAATAGCAAAAGCTGGAATGAAGTTAAAAGATATTTGGAGTCAGTTTGCTAACCTACTTACAATTGCTAATATAATTGGAGTACTTAAGTCATTTGCGTTTATATTGATTGGAATGGGTTTAGCCTTAAAATTAATATCATCAATAGGTTCTGCTAGTATGATATGGAATTCGGTAATGGTAGTTGTGGCAATATTAGGTGCTCTTACTTTATTTATTTATGCGTTAACAAATATTGTTAAGACCGATATTGACTACACCAGAGCTAGCAAATTATTTAGAAGTATTACATGGACGTTATTATTAATGTCTATAGCTTTAAAAACTATAGCATCGATAGAGAGTTTAAGTAAAATACTAAATTCAGTGGTTGCAATTGGTGCAATATTGTTAGAATTTTCATATTTTATAGCAATTTTAACTAAAGTAATAAAGAATGATATTGATTATAATAGGGTAGCAAAAACATTTAAGAGTATTTCTTGGACACTACTAGTTATGGGAATTACTATCAAATTATTGTCTTCAATTAAAGATACTGGAACAGTTTGGAATTCTGTTGGAGCAATAACTGCTATATTATTAGGGTTTCTTGGTTTTGTAATTGTTTTAAATAAAATAGCATCGACTGGCTTTCAAATGGTCGGAACGTTATTTGTTATAAATGGAATGGCTATTGCTTTAATTGCTATAGGAATAGCAATGTCTATTGCAGCAAAAGCTATAAAGAATTTTAATGATGTTGAATGGGATTCATTTGGAAAATTAGCAGTAGCATTTCTTGTTATAAGAAATTTAGGGAAAGCTGGTATAATAAAGACCTCAAAAATTCTTGGTTTCTCATTATCATTAATAAGTTTAAGTGTAGCTTTGCTATTGCTTGGATCCGCATTAAAGAATTTCTCAGATGTTGACTGGAATGTATTTGGAAAATTAACGGTTGCATTTTTAGTTATTAAAAATTTAGGAAAAGCTGGAATAATAAAGACTGCAAAAATTACTATATTTGCGGTAGCTTTAATTATACTTAGCACTGGATTATTGATACTAGCGTCAGCCTTAAAACGTTTATCAGATGTTGACTGGAATGTATTTGGCAAATTGGCAGTAGTTTTCTTGGTTCTTGGAATGGTTGGGTTAATAGGAATTACGTCAACTTTAGGAATATTAATGATTTCGGGGGCTTTAGTCATATTATCATCTGGTCTTTCAGTTTTGGCCATAGCATTAGGTTTATTTAATAATGTTTCGTGGGACTCTGTATTTAAAGGACTTGTTTCTTTGATAGGAACAGTTGGACTTTTAGTAATTACTATGAAATTATTAAAAAATAATATAGTAGGTATGCTGCTGATAGGAGTAGCACTTATTATTTTAGGTGGAGCAATAGCTGTATTCGCTGTAGCGTTAAATATGCTTGCGAGTGTATCATGGGAAACACTTGGTAAAGGAATTGCTGTCATAGCAGGAGGATTACTTTTGCTTGGTTTGGCTGCAACACTTTTTGATCCAGTGTCAATGGGCGTTTTGGCAATTGTTCTAACTATATTAGGAGCGTCTATGATAGTGTTTTCTGTAGCATTACAAATGCTATCAGCAATATCGTGGAAAACTATAGGAAAAGGTGCAGCAATAATAGCTGGTGGTTTACTGCTACTTGGAGTTGCCGCTGCAATTCTTAAACCTATTATAGTTACTATTTTAATGTTGTCGGCTGCAATTTTAATGCTTGGATTAGGAATGTTAACAGCATCAGTTGCGCTCGGTATATTTGCAACTAATTTACCGTTGTTTTTAGAATCAATAATTGGAAACGTTACATTAATTGCTGAGGCTTTAGCGACGATTGGACCGGTATTAGTTACCGCAATTGTTGACGCATTCGTATTATTACTAAATAGTCTTGGAGAGTTAATACCTGCTATTGTAAATGTAGTTACAGAATTGATAAATGGTATTATTTCTATAATATTAAATTCTTATGGAGGAATAGTACAAGTTGTAGTTGGTTTAATAACTGTATTATTGCAAGCATTCTTAGACAACGCACCTCAAATTTTTAGCACTATATTTAAAATAATATTTGAATTATTAAAAGCGTTATCGGATAATATTGAAGATATAGCACAAAAATTAATTGAAATTTTATTAAAAATTATAAAAGTTGTTACAAAAAATCTTCCAACAATTATGAAAGCTTTATTAAAATTTTTAATAGAGCTTATTAATGTGCTGTTTGATAATATTGGGCCTTTAATTGACGCGACAGTCAAAAGACTATTTGAATTCTTAGGAAAAGTTATAGATCTGTTTATAAAGGAACTTTTGAAGTTTACAGGACTGCTAGTCACTGCTATGTTAGTGTTAATAGCTAACGTGATAAAATTACTTATTATTTCATTAGGAACACTTGGAAAATTATTTATTGACTTGATTGGTGGAATTATTTTAATTATAGTTCACACATTTATTGGATTAGGTAATGTATTATATCAGGCATTTAGAACAATATTATATAATATGTTTTATGTATTGTTTGAAATTTTACGTAATTTACCAGATGATTTATTGAATCTTCTAGGAGGAGCTTTAGGCGCCTTACTTGGGTCAATTGTAAAGATGATGGGCGGATTAATTAATAAGTATCTTGATGGACTTTTTGGTCTTGGAGATCTATTGTATGGCGCAGGCGAGAATATGATAAATTCTGCTAGTAATGGTATGTCAGATGCGATTTTAAAAGGCACTAATGTTTTAGACGCGATGAAAACTGCTAGAGGTAATATAGGAAATGTCATGGGATCTATAACCGACATGATTAGCGATGACGTTAATGAAGGTGTCGGAGCCATAACAACTGTCATGCAAGATGGTTTGGCAGCTTTGGCAGGTTCCGCTGGAAATGGCGCTCAAGAAGTTGGTGAAGAGATAGGCAATGGTATATCAGAAGGCGTTAACAGAGATCTAGAAAAAGCTTATGATGCAGGAAAAACTACCGGTGACCAAGTTATCGAAGGATATAGAAAGGCAACAGGAACAAAATCCCCATCAAAAGTTATGGAAAAAATGGGAAAATATTTTGTTGATGGCTTAACTAACGGAATTTACAACAACTCACAGAAAGCCGAAGACTCAGTATTTTCTATGATGAACGATGTTTTATCTGGAGTAGAATCTGTATTAGGAAGCGATATGGAGAATGAGTTTACCATACGACCTGTTATGGATTTATCTGGTGTTGCATCTGGCGCTGCTAATATTTCGTCTTTGATGAACAACATTAATGGAGGAAGTATTGGAGTAACTGGACAAATGACATCAAATTTATCGAAAAAAATTAATAAAGGTTCTGGTTCAACAGAAAATCAAAATAGCTATATAAATAATAAAGAAGGAGACGTATACAACGCCACATTTAACGTGGTATCCGATAATCCGGAAGAGATTGCTAATGAAGTGAATATAAGATTGCAGAAAATGCATATCCAAGCTAAACAAGCGAAAGGAGGAGTTAGATAATGGGAAAATTTAAATTTAATGGAATTTTGTCAGAGGATTTTGGTCTCGTTATACAGACTCCTCCTACTTATGTATATCCGGAAAGAGACTTAACTAGTAGTCATATTCCTGGAAGAAATGGCGATGTTATTATAGACAATAATTCTTACAAAAATGTTGAAAGAACATACCTTATAGCAAAAGCTTTTATGAAAGGAACAACATATTATTCTAATTTTCAAGTAATATTAGATTGGTTAAATTCTGCCAAAGGATCATATGCTAGACTTGAAGATAGCTATGATGACGAAGTATATAGGTTAGCGTCATTCCAAATAAGCGGAAGCTTTGCTAATCATCTTGATCAGGCAGGATCTGCAGAAGTTAAATTTGTCTGTAAACCGCAACGTTATTTAAAATCTGGAGAAAATGAGATTAAGTATTTAGGAAGTAGTTTACAAATTGAAAATCAAACTGGTTATCCAGCTCTTCCTGATATGATAATAAAAAATATTGATACTGGGGATTATGGTGTTCTGATGATGTCTGTTATAGATAAACTTGGAAATGCCGTCTCCAGTATTAGTTTTACCAACTATGTTGGAAATTTAGTTTTAAATTCAGAAGATCAGACTGCATATGACTTAAATAATGAAGATAAGTATAGTGTTATTTCATTAAATGGAAAAGTATTTCCGGTATTGAATCCGGGCATAAGTACAATTGAATTTAAGAAGTATGAAATTGAAACTAGTGGTATTATCGACACGTATTCAAGTTTGCTAGCCGTGAATCAGAAATCCTGTGTATCAGAGTATAAAACATATTCGGCTATAGAGTCTAGTATGCAAAGCAAGGTACTAATTAAATCGTATGACAAGATTATTGATTTGAATAAATCTTCATATCTTGCCAGTTCTGTTCAGACACATATTTCTTCAAAATCTGAAGTTTATAAATTCGAATCGTTCAACTCGCTAATGAGTCAGTATGCAAAATTATTTCAATTTACCGGTTCATTAAGTGATAATACGTCTGAAAAACCTGACTGGCTGATATTTGATGGAAATTCGATTAAGGCAAACGAGACTGGTTTCTTTATTGTAAATAATGAAGATAAAAGAATAAGATTTATAAAAAAAAATGATGTCATTATAGGAACGGTAAATACCAATGCAGTAAATTCTATATATTATTATAAAGCAGCTACTGAAACTGAAATTCCGATAACTGGGATCGCGATTGATCCACCAAACGTAGGGTCAAATTATTATTGGCTAGAAATTGAATATACTAGTAAACCATCATGGATTTCATTTAGTGTTGAATATGATGATGCCGGATCCCCGTCAAAGATTCATTATAAGAGAGCGGCTAATGGGTACTACTGGACAGATAAAACATGGATATTTGGAAAAGCGCAATGGACATATTATACGGGAGCAACTTATGAGACGTTTGCATCACTTTATTGGAATACATCGAAGAAAGCATTTGTTTCCAACGAAGGCCTATCGCTATCAACATCAATGACATTTACATACAAATATATAAATTGTACGCCAACTACGTTATCTGAATATGATCCGGTAATTGAAAAACAAACAAATGAAGATACTGGTATAACAGTAGACAACGTATTAAATGCAGTTCATTTCACTATTAAAGATTCGGGAACAGACTTAAATACAATTGCAATATATTCAAAAGAATCTGGATATTATAGTATTAAGGCAGAGTCATCTTCTAGTGCAACAACATGGCAACAATTTCCTGCAAACACTGCAATTTTAACTACTTTAAAAGGAACAGACGGATTTGAAGTATTTTACTTGGAAACGATACCGGATTATACTGATCAAAATAATTTTCCAGAATGGTTAAATCCGATACCAGTTAAAACTGGTGATAATCCGCTAGCTCCGACAAAGATACAGTTTCAAGTAAATAAAAAAGCATACTATAGAATTTCTAGTGGAACAGAAGATGAAGTCGGCGGATCAGAATCTTGGGGAACAGTTAAAGAAGTAGATGATATTATAAGCGATAAATTGTCGTCTGATTATTATTATATTTACATGATTGAAACAATACCTACTGTATATCCGATTAATCGATGCTATACATATAAGCTTAGTGGAACTGATACAACATCAGAAAATCCGCCGTCATGGATTACAGTAGAAGCCATTGGAACAATGGAATCTGGATCATCCACTCCAAAAACTTTGAAATATAAAGTAGGAGCTGCTGGATATTATAAATGGGATTCGAATTCAACATGGATAAAAAAAGAAACAGCTAATATTAATGATGTTTTATTTGAGAGTACTGGAAAAGATGATTCAACTATATATTATTTAGAGGTATTGCCGGAGTATTCCGCGTTTGATTTGTCAAATCTGTTATCAATAATTGTTAAGCAAGACTCTGCAGGTAATCCAATAGAAATTACATATAAAGTTTTAGAAACTGGATACTACCGTTTCAACAATAGTACAGATTGGAATTATATTCTATCCGGTACAACGCTATTAGTTTCAAAAATTAATGAAAGTAATAGAATTTATCATTTAAAAGAATTAAATGACAGTTTAGATAGTTTAGAAATTAATATTAAACCAAGGTGGTGGATGCTATGATTATTTTATTTGAAGTTAATGAAAAGAATTTTATAAATCTAGGACTAGGAGTATTAACTGACGCGATAGGTTGCATAGTTAAAGAAAAATTAAATGATGAGTTTACAATGCAGATGGAATATCCGGTTACTGGTAAGCATTTTAGTAAAATCCAAAATAATAGGATACTTTACTGCAAGCCAAATCCATATGATCAGCCGCAAGCCTTCAGAATCTATAGTATAACCAAACCTATAGATGGAAGAGTAGTTGTATCTGCTGTTCATTTATCATATGATTTAAACAACATACCATTAAATGCTGTGTCTGGAGACAATATTCAAGACCTACTTATTAAAATTCAAAATGACTCAGTTATACAACACGATTTCAAATTTAATTCAGAAGTAACATCTGCGAAAACATTTAAAACAACCTCCCCCTATAATTTACGAGCCATTCTAATGGGGGGAGAGAATTCAATTGTTTCTGAGTATGATGCTGAATTAAAATTTAATAATTTTATAATTAGTATCATGCCCAAAAGAGGCAAATCAAGTGGAGCTGTGATACGATACGGACATAACATGACCGACATAAATCATGAAGTATCTACTGAATTACTATATAATGGAGTATTTCCATTTTATCATACAGAAACTGAAAAAAATGAAACAAGTACGACCGAAGACTTTACTCAGGCGTACATTGTTGGATCTAAACCACTGCAAGATGGGTGGTTGTCATATAGCAAAGACGGTGCACCATACCATCCTATAGATACCTCTCCTATACAAATAGGAACAGAAGGAGACTATTATCAAAAGGTTTACGTTTGGAATGACATATATCACGTGTATCAAGAAAAACTATATAACCAAACAGTAACTGTTTTACAAGGAATATTGGAACCTGAATGGATTACAATAGATTGGTCTAACTTTCCAAATATTATATGTAAGGCGTCTAAAAAAGGATATTTTAAGCTTGCCACTGATGAAAATTGGGGAAGCATAAAAGGCGTTGGTGATACTATATTTGAAGGAAGTATTGCTAGTTCTGGAATTATGAACAATATGATTCTGTATTACTCAGAAGTTATTCCAAGCAAATCAGAGTCAACTAACACTGACGTAACAGAAATAGTAGATGTTCAGTTAGATAATAAAATACTTTGGCTAGATACTATAGATGCCAAAGCTATGAAATACAATAAAGTACTCATGCTAGATTTGACAAGTGAATTTAAAGAAGAACCAACAAAAGATAGATTGCAAGCAAAAGCTGAAGAGTTTATTAATAAAAAGAAAATTGGTCTGATTAAGCATACAACCACTGTCTCATTTATTGACTTATCAGCAACAACAGAAAAAAATAAGTATGAAAATTTTGATCATATAGAGGTTGGCGATACGGTAAAAATTATATATGAAGATGCTAATATTTCAGTGGATCTTAGGGTTATTAGTACAGAGTATGATGTAATATCGAAAAGATATTCATCAATTGAACTAGGAGAGAAAAAAGACACCATGTCATCTGAATCAGTTCAAAGTGGTGACAATGTTTCCTCACTAACTAACGATGTCGGTTATGCCACTATCACAACTGTTAACAAATTGATAGCAGACATGGTTACGGCTAACTATATTGAGGCCATCAATGCAAAGCTTACAAAAGCACAAATTTCTCAACTTGAGGTTGAAAGAATAAACGTAAAAGGCATAATTGAGGCCTCTCAGTTTGTAATAGATTCCTTAGTAGCTAAGTTATTAGTTGCCGAGGATGCCAATATATCTAATGTCTTAACCGCTGGAACAATTAAAGTTTCAGGGGACATTACAATTAAATCCGGACAAATAACGATAAGTTCAGAAGAAAAAGAAACTAAATTTATTGTTACCAGAGAAGGAAATTTAACCGCCAATTCAGTAGAAATTACTGGTGGTACTCTTAACATAAATGATGGTGTATTTGAAGTGACAAACGAAGGTATAATGACAGCAAAAGATGCCATTATTAGAGGTCATATTGAGGCTATTACAGGTGAAATTGGCGGATTCAAGATTACTGCTAAACAACTCTATACCAATGAACTGGGGACCGGAGTTTTTGTATCTCCGGGATCAACAGATACTGCCGATATTGCTGGATCTGGATTAATATCTGGATGGGCATTTGTTGCTAGTAATAAATTCGGCGTAACAAATCAAGGTAAATTATATACTAATGACATAGTAATCACAGATGGTATGATTAGTCTTGGTTATATACCAGAAACAGACCCCAAAGAGTATAATTTTACCGTTGACTCAGATGGTAAAGTAAGCATAAAGTCAGGGTCTATTAATATAGGATACGACAACAACGCGCACAAATATGCATTTACGGTTGATGATGATGGAATAGCAATAGTAAGCGACTTAAGTATCTTAGGCGGAAAAATCAAAATAGATTCAGTTCCAACATATAATCTTAAAGTATTAACCGCCAACACGTACATTGCATATAGATATTATTATCTAGATGGTGAAAATTATGTCCTATCTAAAGATGCATTTGTTGTTGGAAGAGATTACTATGAACTAATATCGGGTTCATATTTTAATGTAGATAATGACGGGAATGTTACGTCAAATTCAGTAACAATTACTGGTGGAGATTTAATTATTGGTAATGGCTTATTTTCAGTAACTAATGATGGAGTAATGTCCGCTAGTGAAGCTTATATATCTGGAACCATTCACATTGATGACGGTGAAATAATGCTCGGTGTTGATACATGGTCATACGAGTTAGTAAATCTTGATGCAAGTACATATAGAGCAAACATTTATTATTATGAAATGGGAACAGAAGTTTATGTTTTAGATACAAAATTGTCGTTTACTCCAGATAGAACTTACTATAAGTTTGTGCCAATTGATAGTGGAGTATATAATGCAAAATTTTATGTTGATCATTCTGGAAATATGTATGCCGCGTCAGCTCATATACAAGGCGAAGTTAATATTACAGAGGGTTCAATTAAGCTTGGTCTTGTATCCGGAAGTAACCCAGAAACTTATGCTTTTGAAGTTACTGAGACAGGTGATGTTCATATTACTGAAGGCTCAATTAAATTGGGACTTATATCTGGAAGTAACCCAGAAGCCTATGCTTTTGAAGTTAATGAAGAAGGAGAGGTTTATATAAGTTCTGGATCTATTCGTCTTGGAGATCCAAATGCTGAAGATGGAACTGGTGTATATATTGATTCTGATGGAAACATTTTAGTAGGTTATAATATCGATACAGAGAATTATAATTTTCGTATTACGAATAATGGTTCAATTAATATTGGCGGAATGGCCTTTACAGTTGATAGTTTTGGTGAGCTCAATATATATAATGGCTCCATTGGAATCGGACCAGATAAACAAATTTATCTTGGAAATTGTGACATAGATCAAATAAGTGACTGCCAGGTAGCAAATATTTCAAATATACAAGCGTCTTATATAGATGCAAGTATAAGTATACGTACATATGATCAATATATTATAAATAATTTATATTTTGGTTCATCTGAGTCGGTTAAATTAAGAGTAGCTGCTGATTCCACAGAGTATACGCAAGAAAATGTAGAATTTTTAGTCGAAAAAGTAACGACATCTATAATTTCTTCTGGAAATGTTACGGTTTGTGTAAAGTCAAAAACAGTAACTACAAAAGCAAGTGCATCGGTTATTGTAAAGATATCATATCATACAGTCTATAGTAATCCGTCCCCATATGTTGGTACAATAGTAGGTTATAAAACAATAACTGTAATTATACCATCCGGTACAACAGTATATGATGAAATATATGGAGATGCGTATTTCACATTCCCAGAAAATGCACATCAAGTAACTACGATTGATACTGTGGAAATAATAGATGGTGAAATTCAGGATTTAAAATATTATTTAAATACTAGTGACACTCTGCAATTAACTGGAGCTTTTGTGCCTGTTAGTTATTTAAATACTGATTACACGTTGGGTATTGCATCGATGCCATGGAATAAAATATACACATATAATGGATTACGAATTTCAAAAAATAATACGTCTCAAATGTTAGATAATTATATTAATATAGGATTTGGTGATTGGGTAAAATATGAACCTAGTTCATTAGATCCATTATTTAGAATAGGGCAAAGTACAAAAACAGATGCAATAGGTAATTATTCAAGTTTTTATGATGAATCACTATTTGAAATTTGTTCACAAGGTGAAATGCGTATTCGTGCATACGGTACAGAATCTTCAATACATGGACGTGTCTTAATACAATCGTATCGTTCCGAAATAGATTTAGAAGCTGCTAAATATGTGTCTATAAAAATGTTTAACAAATGGTGGAATTTAAATCGTAAGGGAGTATTTATCGATACCTCAACATCTCAAAGTGGAACTTCTACTTTGGTTGATCGTACTTCTAACTATTGGGCTGCATCTGAATATAATGATACTGGAGGTCCATGGGGTTTTCAAGTTTTTTGGGTCAGTAGCATATCATCTGATAGTTCTTGGACTATGACACTAAGTGGTACTGATAGACATGTATATGGCATAAATTTTCAAGAATATGGAACTTATGCTGGTAGTGGTGATCGCTATAATCAAACATTTTGTACAATAACAGATGATGGAAATGGCGGAACTCTTAATAAAATAACTGTTTATAACGATTCAGGACGAACTATAAGTGGTTGGTGCTGGGTGTTACTTTGTTATTCACATTAAAAATCAAAATGAACCCCACTAGTCGGGTTATAATAGGCTAGTTAATTACATAATAGGAGGAAAATATTATGTCTGTATCATTATATACACCAAGCTCTAGCAAGATTGTTCATGACGCTAGAGTCGACTTTAGGCAACGTGTTATACAGCCAGTCATTCATATTGTGCAATATGATAAGAGTCTGCCAATACTTGCTGTAAAACTTTATAACAATGGAATTGAATATCCATTACCAGCAACGGCGGATGTCAGCATTCGGTTTGGAAAACGCGATCATACTTTTGTTTATGATGCGGCGCTAGGATGCAACTCTGACAGAACTATTGTATACTTTGAAATAACTGAGCAAATGACTATATTTTATGGAGAACATAATCCTATTATAGAATTAAGAAATGGAACTTCTCTTGCGGGTTCCGGTTCAATACCATTTTATCTAGACAGAAATCCAATTCAATTAGGAGATGTTGAATCTAATGTAGAACTTGGAGTTTTAGAAAATGCTGTCCAACAATCACAGCAAGCTGCAACAGAGGCTTTAGCTGATGCGGACAGAGCAGCTTTGGCCGCAGGGCAATTAGTAGAAACTATTGCTGATGTTAGAGATGAAATGGACTCAAAGTTAGATAAAAAACCAGATGGTACTAATGATATCATTAATCCAGATAATAAAATAGCAAGCCCATATATCCCAGATTACATACTCAATGCTCAAAGATTAATTGGCAATTTCAGTGTAGAACTTCCAACTGCTGAAAATGCTGGAGAGTATTGGGTTTTCACAGGTATCGATGACACTATTATTGGATCTTTTATTTGGCATAAAGGTGACTATGCAATATGGAACGGTACTGCATTTTTTCAATTAGATAATACTGGTTCTGTTAGAAGTGTTAATGGAAAAACGGGTGCGGTCGCAATTTATTCGTCAGACATTCCGGTTTCAGATAGCGATTCTAGAACTGTCAAAGAAATATGTGATGATTTGTTAGATCCTATATTTGTTGAAGTCGAACATTTAGCACTTCAAAGTGAAATCACTGCCACTAATGATATTGAAATTAAAGATGATAGTGGCGAGTTAGTTAAAATTACGGGCAATGCACCGACTAATTTAATTAGCAATAGTGACCTACTTGACGATACAAATGCTGACAATATTCCCGATGGGTTTGCATATAGAGATGCTACCGATATATCATTAACGAATGGAATAGCGAAGTTTACTGCGACTGCTAAAAACAGTTATTTCATTAAGTCGAATACGAATACTTATATTATTGGTAATAAGTATTATCATTATGCGAAAGTTAAGGCATCTAATAGTAATGTTCGTTTGTATTGGGGTAATCCTTCTACTTCATATTATCATAGCGGAAGTGGAACTTTTGAATACCTTTCGTTGATTACCGATACAACTGTAATCAACGATGCCTTTTCTATTATGGATGTTAATTTATCCGATTGGACACCTATCGAAGTCGATTACATGGGTGCTTACAATGTAAGCGATATGATTAGACAAGGTGTTAAAAATGATGATGGTATCCCATTTGCCAATTTAACCAATGAAGAAATCAAAGAGCAGATGGATATTTGGGCGACTAATGGTTTCCCAACAAAAATCAACAAACTAATTAGCAAGAGTGATAATCTATTCAATGGTAAGTTTAATACGCTTACGAGTTTAGCAAGTGAAAATCTCGTATCGAATAGCGACCTACTCATTGATAGCAATAGTGATAATATTCCCGATGGGTTTGTATATGCAAATGCTACCGATATATCATTAACCAATGGAATTGCGAAGTTTACTGCGACTGCTAAAAATGGTTATTTTGGTAAACCGTCTTTTGCTACGGTCGGAATAAAATATTATCAACTTTGTAAGGTTAAATCTGATAGCAACTTAGTCAGAATGGGTGGCTTGATTGCCAGTGTTTTTCACTCAGGTTCAGGTAATTTTGAATATTTATCCATTGTCGGGGATGCTACTTCCACTTCATTTACTATTGCCGATACCCGTGCTTCTGATTGGACACCTATCGAAGTCGATTATATGGTTGTAATCAGCATTACTGACCTTGTATCTCGCGGTATATTACCATCGGGATTAACTAACTCACAATATAAAGAAATGTTAGATAATGCTATTTATGACAATGTTCCTTTAAGAGAAAGTGATTTCATTAGTGTTGAACCAAGTGTTGCCTATCGCTTAATCAAAGCAAGCGAAAATAGTGCGACGCATAAGGTTATCGAATATACTACCGATAATCAAATCGTTAAAGTCAATAGTGTTGATTATAGTGGCAATGTTAAGATTTCAGCACCTATCACGATGAACGCATTAACACGCAAGGTAAAACTGATTAGCGATTTAATGGATAGACCAACTCAACTATTAACCAATCCTAATTTCGATAATGGAACTGCGAATTGGTATACTATAAATCCAGGTGCGGTATCTTTATCAGTTTCTTCAAATGTTTTATATTTTACTGCAATTCAACAATATGGAGCAGTTTATGAGCCAATCACACCAACGATTGGAGATATGTATTATTTTAGTGCATATATAAAAGCCGATAGTAATCTTGTGGGTTTATATTGTTATTATTCTACCCCATCTTCACTCATTAAACATTCTGGTAGTGGTAATTTTGAGTTTTTATCTACAATAGCAACCGCTACGGATAATACCAATGTTACTCGTTTTAGAATTGTATGCGATTTTAGAACAAGCGGGTGGACTGAATCACAAATAAAATCGCCAAACCTTATCAACATCACCGATTTCAAAAATAAAGGTGTTGCCGATGATAATGGCACATTGTTCTCTCGTTTAACTAATGATGAGATTAAAGACCAAATGGATATATGGGTTCAAAATGGTTTCCCAGACCATGTTATCAATGCCCTATATCCCGATGGTGCTGATACCGCCATATCACTAAAATATAATGATGGCGATGCGATTTATTACCCACAAGTCATTGATGAATTACCTCTCGATATTACTTTAAGAGCAGACGAATATTGGCAAGATGGCTATATCATTAAGCAAAATGGTAATGCCGAAGCAAGTCCGTTAGGTAAAGTGTTTAGTGCTTGGAACTACGGACAAATTGAAGCAATTTACGATAGTGGTATTCCTGCCGATTTCAAGGTTAAATACGCTCAAAATACTTCGGCACAAGTATCGACACATAGTGAATACTTAAAAGAAGCCCGAGAGCGTTTAGATACTTTACGCCGAAACCAAGAGAAGTTAATTAAAAAGTTAGGCGTCGATGTCGAAAGCGATGATTATGATAGTTATGTCGGCATTACAAGTGCCGAATATGAATACTTTAATCTTGAAGGTATTAAAGAAGGCGACACATTAAATATCGATGGCTATGGTCAAGGTGTTCTTAACTTACTTCCAAATACCATTACCGCTTCGCAAACAGCAGTCGGCTTAACAATTACCTACGATAACACCACAGGCATTGTCACGGTCAACGGCACATCCACAGGTGCTGGTAATATTATTCTTAAAACAGGTATGACGCTGGGCAAACCGCAAGGCACAACCGTTCAACTTATGCGATATTTCGTGAGTGGCACGGCTAACCTTAATGGCTCATATATCGGTTATGTCTTGGCTGGAACAAGCGTATCCAATCGTATCAATGAAAATAGCGAATCGCTTTATGACCCATATATCAATGCTTCTGGACAATTAAAAGCGTCTGGTGCGTTAAGCGGTGTCGCCGGAACAAGCGGTCAATCGCTTTTATTCCAAGTGTTCGCAAGTGGTATGGTCTTTACCGACTTCAAGTTCAAACTTGGTGTCTTTGAAGGTCTAACTTTGCAACCTTTCGTAATGCCAAGTGTCAGCAATTCAAGTGCGGTTGATGTTTATAACCATACCGCTAACAAACTTAATACCGCCTATACCACCACGCCAAGTGCAATTAGTGGCATTACGGTCACCTATGACCCTTTAAGCCAAGAATATATTTTTGATGGCACGGCAAGTGGGGCGAACTCGATTACCTTATCGACTAACCTATTTAGCGTTAAGTCTGGTGATAGATTATCCATTAAGCGTTTATATCAAAGTGGCGATATTACCCCTGTCAGTGCTTTACCGACTATCAGTTTAATCGGTGGAGCAACCACTATTGTTATCAACAGCATTTATAAGATGACTGCACCAGAAGGCGAAACACCGACACCTGATATTAGTTTCAATACTGGAACGGCAAGTGCTGACTTAACAAGCGTCACCTTAAAACTATCCTTTGCAAGTGGCGATGTCTTTACCTCGTATCGTTGCCGAATTATGATACACAACAAGTCAAGCGATATTGGTTATGTGCCATATAGTTCAACTAAAATCGGCACACTAACGCTTGATGCTGGGGTGCGTGGCGACTTATCATTTACCGCCATTGACTTTGGTATCTTATCGTTTGTGCCGCAAACCGATAAATTAAATGTGGTATTTGGCACAAGTCTAACCGACCTATCAAAAACCAACCTCGAATATAACGCGGGTATTCAATCGCCTAACCGCCGTATCAGTGAACTCAACGAACGCTTATCTAATGTTGATAATGTGTTTAGAGATAAAGTTATCGCGATATGGGGCGACTCACGGGAAAGCAATAACCCGACAAGCGACCCGCAAGGCGTCGGCGACCAGGTAGATACATCATGGCCAGCTTTACTTGCTAATAAAATAGGAGCAACAGTTCTTAATTTTGGACTTTCAGGCGGTGCCTGGGCTCAAAATACTTTTCAACAAGCTGCTGAAGCTGCTATAGTAAATCGTGTTATGACACAAGATATAAATGCTTCTGCTGATATTATAATCATATCGTCAATGAATGATTTTAAGTTAGCAACCCCACTCGGCTTACCAACAAGTAGAACCATTACTGACTACTATGGCGCTCTAAGATTAACATTCGAAAGATTAGCAACGAAGTATCCAGGAAAGAAGGTTATCGTCGTCTTACCACAAAAACGCTTTGATGAAGGCGTTAAATATGGTACCGGAGCATCTTATTATGCATATCGTAAGGCTCAAATTGATATTTGTAAAGAGTATGGAATTTCTACAGTAGATCTTTATAATAATTTTCCAAATTCAAAATTAGGTTCGGCGCCAACTGCTTACAGTACAAATATGATAAACGATACACACTTCTCGGCTACTGGAAATAATCTAGTTGCTGAGTTGGTTGCTCGTCATTTAATAGGTAACGGTAATAGTGGATCAGTAGATTCATTACCTCCAATACCATCAACGGATGGAACATATAAATTGCAGGTAGTCATCACAGGAGGAATCCCGACATTTAGTTGGGTAGTATAAAAATGGGTAACACATCAAAAATGGATATTAATTTAGAAGTCTTTACAGAAATTGTTAAGGCTAACACCATGAAATCTGGACGAGTTAACTGGACATCTGCTTCTACAGAATGCGCTAAACGGTTCGGGTATGAGGCTACTAATGACGCCTGGAGAGCTCGCTATCGTCGAATGACTAGGAATAGAAAGAGAGTAAAAGTAGAAGTGGCAAAGGATTATTCTGGAATTAAGAAAGAATTAATCGAAGAATTAAAAAAACCAATGCCACTTAATACTCTTGAGCATATTCTAAAAATATCAAAGTATGAAGTTTTAGGATTAATAAAAGAAATTAATGACGAAGGTTTATATAATATTGACCAGAATGCAAATGGTTATAAAATTAATAAAAATATAGCTTTACCTAAACAGGTTTATCAGCATTCTATTGGTGCCCTTACAAAAAAGACTATAATGGTAATAAGTGATAGTCACTTAGGTAGCATTTATGAGTTAATTTCTTATTTAGATTTCCTTTATAAAGAAGCAAAGAACCGGGGTATCACTGATATTTATCATATTGGTGATATCACGGATGGTCATTATGTTAATAGACCTCAGCAATTATATGCGCTTAAATCTATAGGTTTTGATGCCCAAGTACAAAATGTTATTGACAATTATCCGCATGAGGATGGAATCACAACATATTTTATACTAGGAAATCATGACGAAACACATATTAGAAATGGCGGAGCCAACATTGGAATAGCTTTGGCAAGAAGTAGGAATGACATGAAATACCTTGGAATTGGCAGTGCTAGAGTAATGTTAACTCCAAATTGTTCAATGGATTTATTACATCCGCTTGACGGATCATCATACGCTTTATCGTATTCTGGACAAAAGTATATGGACGCGTTAACTGGAGGTGATAAGCCAAATATATTATTAGTTGGTCATCACCATAAGGCAATGTATATGTTTTATAGAAATATACACTATTACGAGATTCCAAGCACTTGTATGCAATCAGATTGGGAAAAACGCAATCGTATTAATAATACTGCTGGAGCATGGATATTGAATATAGAAGTAGATGAAGAAGGAAGCATAACATCAATTAGAAATGAATTGATACCATATTATGCTAACAAAACTAAAAAGGCAAGGTGACATGTATGGATATTGATTATATATTTCCATGGGTAAACCCTAACGACGAACATTGGAGACGTTTATTCTATAAGTATCGTAGACCTGATGATCTATTTGACTGTAGGTTCAGAGATTTTGGTCTGCTTAAATACGTATTTAGAGGAATTGCCGCCAATATGCCTTGGATTAATAAAGTACATATAATATTAGCACAGGATACTCAATTACCCCCATGGCTAAATACTGATCATGTTAATGTCATTTATCATTCTGATTATATTCCAAAAGAATTTCTTCCAACATACAATAGCCATACTATTGAGTCATATCTTGGAAATATACAGGGATTATCAGAATATTTAATATACGGTAATGACGACGTTTATCCGGTTAGTCCATCAAACCCAGAAGATTGGTTTAGTAGTGATGGAAAACCAAAAATACGGTATATGGTATCTAATGAAGCACCGGGAACGTTCAAGCAATTTTGTAAAAAGAATTTCGATGACATTTCAGATGCACTTAGAATTAACCATGATGATGGCTATTATATGCGTCCGTCACACTATTCAACTCCATTGACTCTAACGGCCATTAGGGAAACATTTAACATATTAAAAGACCATATAAAAACTGGAATAACCAGATTTAGAAACTTTAATACTAATTATAGTTTTTATGTATTTGTTGATTATATTCTTTTAAAAAAACAAAATGAACCAGTGTCTGATAAAGATACTTTTGGAAAATGCATGACAATGTTAAATAATACTGAGGCACGCGAAATTGCAAATTTTGTTAAGACGACTACTACACGTGTGTTATGCATCAATGATACTGAAAAAACAGATATGTCAAATATACAGGTTCTTGTTAAAGCATTTCAAGAAAAGTTTCCTAATAAATGCAAATACGAAAGATAAATGGAGGTGGAAAAATGTCTGATGGAATAATAATTGCTATTATAACGGCTAGCGGAGCACTAATGCTAGGCCTGATTAATTTAATAATTGTATGGAGAAATAATTCTAAAAAAGAACGACTTGTCCAGCATACACAATTAATTAATAGACTTGAGAAAATTGAGGGGAGTCTTGAGGTAAACGGAAGAGGTGTGCAAGGTCTTCTTAGATTTGAGCTCTATGAATTATGGGGTGTATGCCAAAAAAAAGGATTCGCTAGTGACATGGATCAAGCCAATTTTTTAAGTCTATACGATAGATATCATAGTATGGGAAAAAATGGTATAATGGATAATGTTAAGGATCAATTTTTAAATTTGCCACTCAATAAAAAGGTAGTTAAAAATAAAAAAGAAGAAAATGTAGTTAAAAATAAAAAAGAAGAAAAGGTTAAATGATACATTAAAGGAGAAATCAAAATGAACGATATTATTATTACGATTATTGGAAGTATTACGTCTATAGTTCTTATATTAATTACTGGTTTTGTAATTCCATGGTTACAAGCAAAGGCAAAGCTAGTAAAGGATGAAAATGCTCGTTTGGCATTAGAACAACTGATTAACCTCACAATGCAAACTATTGCCGGAGTTGTTCAATCATTATCACAAACAATGGTTAGACAATATGTTAAAGATGGTAAGTGGAATGCAGATACTAAAAAACTTGTTTTAGCAGAGGCAGTCAGATTAGTACGCCTATCACTAACTAGTGAGCAAGCGGCACAACTTGTTGCGCAAACTAAGATGACATTTGAAGAATGGGTAACTAACAAAGTAGAAGCCTATATTCATGATTCTGATCCAAACAAATACATTGTTAAAAATAAGTAATTCGCAATATTTACAACTACTATAATGGAGGAATATTTTAAACTATGAAAAGAAGTAGAGACGATTTTAATGACGAAGCTAATGACTTATATGCAGGTATTGACTTGCGGAAAAAGGATAAGGGGCTAAGAAGAATAGAATCTCGAAAACAAAATCGAAAGTTTAAAAAAGCTTATTAAAATTATCGGACTCTAAACAGGGTCCTTTAATTTTTCGCACAATATACACTGCCTATAATGGAAGGAGCATTAAATATGCACATTGAAGGATACTATAGTGACTATGGATTCGTGGTACTCTCGGTGAATGGTAAGGAAGAAGATTTACCAGTTACACTGTTTGTTAGCGAGGAAGAAGCCTATGACTATTATTCTGATGGAGACCATTAAACATGGCTCCTTCTTTTTCGCAAAATAAACATAGTATATAGTGGAAAGAAGGAAACAAAAATGAAACAAATTTCAGTAGAAAATTTAGCGAAAGGGAGTATCGTTACTCTAACAATTTGCGGAATTGGACTATTCGGATTTGCTTTATACGAAATTATTAAATATAAAACATTTAATAAAAAAGTAGAAAAGACAAATTTAGAGTTCAAAAAAGCAATTGAAGAATTACGAAATATCCTAAAAAAACCTAAAAAATTGGACTGAGGTTCTATCAGGAATCATTTAAACATGGTTCCTTTCTTTTTCGCAAAATAAACAAAGTATATAATGGAAATAATGGGCTTGACTGTTGTTAGATATTATAATGCAGGAAAATGAAGAGTGAACGCATATAAGTAAGTCTGGTGAATGACCTGAGATTGGCACAAATCAGCACACAACACAGACCCTATTTTTTTTCGCAAAATAAACAGGTTCTATAGTGGAAAGGGAGATCAAAAATATGAACAATATTTCAGCTCAGAACTCAACCAAAATCAAGACCGTTATTGGTGTTGTTGGTGGTGTGGTTCTTTTAGCCGGAGCTGCTTTGCTAATCGTGATGAAAGTCAGAAAAGCGAAACAATTAAAGGCTGAAGAATCAGTCGCCGAAAAAACAAAATAACCTTGAAAGGGTTGAATAGGGGCCATTTAAGTATGGTCTCTTTCTTTTTATTTTTATGGATATGTGTTAAACATGCCGTATTATTTTTAAAAAAGGAGAATCATGGAAACAAAAGAAATTGACTTGCTACTGAAGTTTCTTGCAATTAATTGGGATGAGTTAGTACGAGATCAAAACAGTGAACTAAATCACGAATGCGTTATGTTAATTCCAGAGTCATTTTATAATAGAACTGGTCCCTCTAAAGAAATTAGAGACTATGTTAGATCAAAAGGATTCGAAATTAATGCTGGTGAAATTGATTCATTCGGATGGATAACTGGAGTCATTAATCGTATTGGTCATCCAGAAACTGAATACGTTTTATATGGATAATATTATTCGAACATAATAGAAAGGAGAATAAGTTATGAATGAATTAAGTGTAAACGGCTTTATAAAATTAGTAGTTCTTGGAGTAGTCATTGTATTAGCTACAAAAGTATTTATACTAATGTCACCACGATATGAAATCGTTCGAGTGGTTACAACGTACAGTGATCATAATAATGAAAAGAAGTAGTAGAGTGGGGATCATTTAAAACATGGTCCCTTTTACTTTGTAGAGGAACCCATATGAAAAAACAGGCATTTATTTATTTATTTTTGTTAATAGTATCTACTATTATTTGGTCATCTGTTGTTATTAAGTTAGTTTATATTAGAAAACATGCTGGAATTATTAATGTATTTTACGATGATAATAGTACTATACCAGTATTGTCATTGTCATTCAAATCAGATAAAGAAATGGCAGACATGCTCAAAAATAAACTTGCAACTTTCAAAATAAAAATAATTAGAGTTTCTGAAATAGTTGATGATGGTACTAAAAAAAATTAAAACGCATAATAAACATCTCTTATAATGGAAAGGAGAATTGCATTGATGAAAAAACATGCTGTTCGAGAACTGGAGAAGGTTTTAATCGATGATATTAGAAATTTTAAAAATATGTCATTAACCGATCCCGACAAAGCAAAAGCTTTGCAATCAATTGGTAAAGAAAATACTATAATTTTAGCCGATGATAAGGAAAAATCTGAAAAAAAAGCAAAAGAGAAACAATCTATTTTAGAAGAAAAGCGTTTTGATCTTGAACTTGAGAAATTCAAACGTGAGGAACAAACAAAAACTAAACAATTTGAGTTGGACGAACGAAAATTTGAGCTTGAGAAAGCTAAATTTAATCACGACCTTGAAAATTCAAGAATTCAAAATGAAATTGCAATCAAAAAAATGGAAAGTGAATCAAAAAATGCTCAAATTCAGATTTACATATCAATAGCTGGAATAGTAGGCACATTCTTACTAGGATTGATTGGAAAGTTGATGTATGTTGGGTTGGCTAGCAACGCACAAAAACATGAGTATAATGATTATCAATTGGAACCGATGTCCAGTAAAGAGAATCGCCAAAATTTATTAAAATAATTTTCAAAAGAAGGAAAGATCCAAAGCAAGGGTCTTTCTTGTCTCGCAAAATAAACATCTACCATAGTGGAAAGGAGAATTGAAACTATGAAACAAATTTCGACAGACAATCTAAACAGGGCTAACGCTATAGTTGGCATTGTGGGGGGTTTATTTGCCATTGGAATTGCCGTGTGGCAGGTCGCATCAGTGATCAAAGCACAACATGAACAACGTAAGTTACTCACCTGCGAAAAAAACGAGCAAAAGGCGAAGTAGATTTATGTAGGAATCATTTAAACATGGTTCCTTTCTTTTTTGAAAGGGGAGTTATGTGAGAAATTATATAGATGACATTGATTTTCTAAGAAAAACTTCTTATAAAAAATTTTGGCCATTAAAAACCGATATAGATGAAAATTTAAATATAGAAGAATTTAGAAATCATATTACATCATACTGGGCAGTAAGTTACGCAATAGCAAAATGCTTAGACGATCCAACAAGAGATCCATTAGAAATACTTGATGATGAGGCAAACACATATCAAATTGAAAGTATTTTTGGAAAACAGGAGTTAAACAAAAGGAATTATCAAGTAGCCTATCAAGCGATCGATAACATGCGTGATAAGCTATTAAAAAGGAGAAAGATGCGTGAATAGAAACGTTCAAAGAACACTTCCAGTTATTTTGTCAATTATAAGTTCGGTTGGAGTTGTTGCCACTGGAATTTTAGTTGCGTTGGAGGCTGAGAAAGCTAATAAAAATATTAGAAAAGCTAAAGAGAAAAAAGATAAAAAAGCCATAGTGGTCGCATTTTTAAAGGGATATTACCCGGCATTATTAGTCGGAGGAGCAACCGTTTCTTCTATTATTGCCGGAACAATTATAAGTAAAAGAATTGAAATGTCATTGACGGCGACCGCTTTAATGCTTGACGCATCACTAAAAAAATATAAAGGTAAACTAAAAGAACTTTTTGGAGATAAGGCGTCAGTAATAACAGATTCAATAATTAAAGACGACTATAATAAGCTTACAAAAGATGATAAAGAATTAGAAGACGGCGAAATACTATATTGCGAGGAACATGTCGGGTTTTTTAAGGCAATACCGAGTAAGCTTGAACATGCCATGGGCCAAACTAACGAAAAAATTATAACTACCTTAGGATGGTCATCAATTCGTGAATTTTTAAAGGACGCTAAGGCAAGACTAATAAGTGATAACGGAATTGATGACGTGTCATTTGATTATGGTTGGTATTTAGATTATGTTAATGAAGTGTCCGCTAAAATTGCTGATGGAATCATCGATGTTACGAATAGTCCGTTTATACATATGACTATAGAACCGCATGGTGACGAAAATGGAGTATTTGATTATTATATTCTTAAATTCGACAGGGATCCAATATTTGGAGTAACGCAAGAGCATGTATCACGACTCGGAGGATACAGAACTAGTAGTTTAGAAGAATATGAAGAGTATATTAGAGAGAAGACAGAGAATCGAGACGAAGATGCCGCAGCTTTACTTTACGATGAATTAAAGGAGCTGAAGAAAACAAAAAAGAGGACTAAAACTAATGGGAAAGATATTTGAGTCTATAAATAATTTTAGAGTAAAACATGAGCCTGAAATTTTAATGGGGGTGGGAATAGCAGGATTGCTATTCTCAACTGTGTGGGCCGTAAAAGCAACAGTTAAAGCAACTAAAATTTGCGAGAAGAAAAAGGTGGAAGAAAATAAGGAACATTTAACTTTTAAAGAAGTTTTTAAAGCTACATGGAAATTATATTTGCCAGTTGCAATTGGAGCGATTGTGTCCGTTCCGTGTATCATTGCCGGTAATAGGGTATCTACAAAGAGAACTGCCGTAATGGCCGCTGCTTACACATTATCAAAAAATGCCTTAGATGAGTACCAAAATAAAACTAAGGAACTTATTGGCGAGAAAAAGGAAAAAGAAATTAGGGATGAAGTAGTTAAAGACAAAGCAAAAGAAATCGAATCAAAAGAAATCATTCTATCTAGTGATGGAGATCAATTATTTCTTGAGCCATTGACCGGAAGATATTTTAAATCAAACTGGAATGCCATTCAAAAAGCATGTAATGATTTAAATGAAAAAGCTCTTGGCGGTTCGTCTGGAGCATATTCTCTTGACGATTGGTTTGAATGTCTCGGGCTAGAATCTACTGAAATTGGTCAGATACTCGGCTGGTCAACTCCATATTATGGAAATTCGCATGGGTTGATGAGAATTCACATGACGACATCAAAAACAAAAGATAATAAACCTTGCGGGGCTATTTGTTATGATGTAGAGCCATATGATATTAGAAATTAAGGAGAAACTATGGAAAACTTTAAAGGAAATTCTAATGCTTTAAAAAAGTCAGAAGAACGACGAGTAACAGAACCAGTTACTAGTGACGTAAAAGTTAAATCAAATGGAATGGCATCTAAATTTTTTGCTCAAGATTTGAAAACAACTGCTCGTGGCGTAACAAATGATATTATGATCCCGGGTATTAAAAATTTAATTGTAAATGTTTTAAAAAAAGCAGTTGACTATTTATTTTTAGGAGGTTCAGCTCCAACTAATAACGGATATGGATATACAAATTATTCATTATTTGGTGCAGCAAAAAATGTAACATATTCTAATGGTTTTAATCAGCCATATAATGCGGCAAGACCTGCCGCAGCTTCCGCAACTAGGTCATCAATATATTCAGTAAATGAGGTTTTGTTTACTGAACGTGGAGATGCTGAAGAAGTTTTATCACAGATGAATGGATTGATTCAAAGATACGGGATGGTATCTGTTTTAGATTTTTACGATTTAATTGGACAGAAATGCAACCCAACAGATAATAAATACGGATGGAAGGATTTATCATCTAGTAGTGTACTAAGAGCATATGATGGTTATAAAATTGATTTCCCTAGAATAATAGCTCTAGAGGATTAAGGAGGAAAAACATGAACAATTTTAAATTTTGGATAAAAAGAAATAGTCCAGCAATATTAATTAGTTTCGGAATCATTAATTCTGCTGCTGCTATCATACTGGCTTCACTAGCTACAAAAAAAGCTATTGGAATTTTGGCTCCTGTTAAAAATAACGTTGTAGAAATCCATACAAAAATGGATATGTTACTAAATGACGATCCAAAAAAAGAAGAGTATAAAATAGAACTTCGAAAGATGTATTTTAAAACTGGTACAAAACTTGCATTGGCCTATGCTCCTGCAGCAATATCCTTTGCACTCTCGGTTACTAGTATTATATTTTCTCACAAAATTCTTAAGGGTAGAAATCTTGCACTCGCCGCCGCCTTTACTACAATAAAAACTGGATACGATGCATATCGTGCTAGGGTTCGTGATGAGGTTGGGGAAGAAAAAGAAAAAGACATTTATGAAGGAAAACTTACTACTAAGGTAGTGGAGATTGACGAAAATGGAAAAAAGAAAACAAAAAGTGTAGTTACTCCAAATAAAGATCGCCAACATAATTCGGATTTTGATGTTTACTGGGGTAAGGGCAACGCACATTTTGATAACCGGTCATACGGTTTAAATGTAACAACTCTTCTACAAGCAGAAGAATGGTTTAATCTTAAATTGAAGGCAACTGGATATGTATTTCTTAGCGAAATATATGAATATTTAGGATTTACTCCAGGAATGCTTGGTCCACGTAAATTACAAGCATCACATGTAGTTGGATGGTTATATTGTCCAGAAGACAACACACGAGACAATTATATTTCATTTGGAATACATGATAAGGACGGCCGTCTAAACGATAATGTACAAGATATGCAAAATGGACGGGCCGAATTTATTTGGTTATCTTTTAATGTCGATGGAGATATTTTAACAGAAGACAACGGGCAAAAAGCTTTTATGAGAATTGCTGCGCGTAAGGGGTAAAATGCTATGAATAAAGGAATTATATTTATTATTTCTGGAAGTTTATTTGGTGCTTTGGGCGGTTTTATCGGATACTTTATTAGCAAAAAAAAGTATTTAGCTCTTGCTGATAAGGAAATTGCTTCGATGAAATCCATGCAGAAACAGCACGACGAAAATATTTTAAAATTGCACGGAATAAAAGTGCAAACTATAAAAAAAGAAGAAAAATCAGAAACAAAAACACCCAAACAAGCAAAAAAGAATAAAAATACCTACACTGACTATACCCATGAGTATGCACCAAAAGACAAAGAACCTAGGATATATGCAAGCAGAAGTGGCATCACATTAATCGATGAAACAACGTTTGCAGAATCTGATAACAACTACCAGTCACTTCAATATTATAGCGAAGATAAAGTAGTTGCTGACATGGACGATAATTGTATATCGCAATATCTAAATCTTATTGGACCAGCAGAGTTATGGGAAACAGCATTAAAACTCGATGGCCGAGCTGTCTATATTAGAAATGAGAATTCAGAAATGGATTACGAAATTTTATATAAAGATGACAAATGGTCTGATGTTGCGACCCCAACTCAAAAGTCAGCAGCACTAACCGAGTTGGATTCTAAACAGGATGAAGATCCCGACTGATCAGTTACCAAGACTATATTTTGAATGGATGGTATCTATTGTGATGCCAGACTTCAACAAACGTATTGAGTATTCTAGTTTGTTAGGGGCGCTTGACAATTCGGAGTTTTTACCTAGCATGGACATGGACCATAATCGTCTAAATGACGGAATTGGATTGAGATATCGATTCGGAATTGAAAATGGTTTTGACCGGAATATCATATTATATTATCTTGATACACGGCCATGTTCCATGCTAGAAATGATGTGTGCATTATCCCTTCGAATAGAGGAGACAATAATGTTAGATCCTGAAATTGGTAACCGAACATGGTTTTGGTTTGAGGAAATGATATCTAGTTTAGGTTTGAGGGATCAAAATAATAGAAAATTTAATTATAATAAAGTATTATTTAGAATTGGAATATTTAATAGAAGACAATATAATCCAAATGGACAAGGTGGTTTATTTACAATAGACGATCCTTCCATAGATGTCAGAACATTAGAAATCTGGTATCAGATGAATCTATATATAAAACAAATAGATTATCAGGAGAATACTAAAATTTATGTATAAAAAGGAGAAACAAGCCAATGGTGGACTTTATAAGAATATCAACTCGCCACACCAAAAAGGATACTGTTGAAGTATTCCCAAAGTTCATTGTTGGAAAAAGCAGGGACTTAATGATACGCGGTGGTGACTTTTATGCTATATGGTTAGATGAGATGGGTGTATGGTCAACAGATGAACAGGATGTTATTGATGCTATTGACCGTGAATTAGAAATTTATGCTAAAGACTATAAAGAAAAATTTGGAATATCGGTTAGTATATCATATATGTGGGATAGTAATTCTGGAGTTATTGATTCGTGGCATAAATATTGTCAGAAACAACAAAGAGATTACTATAAGCCATTAAATGAAAACTTGATATTTGCTAATCAAGAAATAAAAAAAGAAGATTACTCTACAAAAAGACTTAATTATTCGTTAGAAGAGGGACCATGTGATGCCTATGACGAAATGATGAATGTTTTATATTATCCAGAAGAACGAAGAAAAATTGAATATGCGATTGGAGCTATCGTAACAGGGGCCTCAAAAACGTTACAAAAATTTCTAGTATTGTATGGATCTAGTGGAACAGGCAAGTCTACCGTTATAAATCTTATACAACAATTATTCGATGGATATTACAATTCGTTTGACGCTCATGCTCTTGGCTCATCTTCTGATTCATTTGCCTTGGAGCCTTTTAAAAACAACCCGTTAATTGCAATACAGCATGATGGTGATCTAAGTAAAATAGAAGATAACACGCGTTTAAATAGTATAGTATCTCATGAATATATGACTGTAAACGAGAAACACAAATCTCTTTATTCAGCTAGATTTATATCCTTTTTAATAATGGCAACAAATAAACCAGTAAAAATTACAGACAATAAGTCTGGTATAATCAGAAGATTGATAGATGTTAAACCTACTGGAAAAAAATTACCATTAGCAACATATAATCGTTTATTTAAAAAAGTTTCATTTGAACTCGGCCACATTGCAGAGCGTTGCAAACGAGTATTCGAAGAAGATCCGGATTATTATAATAATTATATTCCTGTAGATATGATGGGAGAAACTAACGATTTCTTTAACTTTGTTGAAGACTCGTACCTAATTTTTAAACGGGAAAATAAAACTACACTAAAAGAAGCATGGGAAATGTACAAAACATATTGCGAACAGGCAAAGGTTCAGTACCCATATCCAATGAGACTTGTAAAGTCGGAATTAAAAACATATTTCGATCATTATAATGAAAACTATCAGGATACAGATTCCAATATTCATATTCGAAATTTATACTCTGGATTTAGACATCAATTATTTGATTCTAAAGGACGGGGCGTGGATGATAGAAAAATAGTAGAAGATACTAAAAAGGATATTAAAAATCTGGTATTCAAATCAAATAAAGAATCTGAATTAGACAGATATTGTATGGACTGTCCAGCACAGTATGCAACAGCCGCTGAAATACCTGGACAAAAATGGGATAATGTAATACAAAATTAAAAGATTTAGACACATCCAAGCTGCATTATGTACGTCCACCAGAGAATCTTATAGTTATAGATTTTGATCTAAAAGATTCTGAAGGGAAAAAGAATTTTGAAAAGAATTTGGAAGCTGCTAAAAAGTGGCCAGAAACATATGCTGAACTATCTAAGTCTGGAAGTGGGATACATCTTCATTATATTTATGATGGGGACGCAACATTATTAAGCAGAATATACGATGACGACATTGAAATAAAAGTATTTTCTGGTAATTCTTCTTTAAGAAGAAAGTTATCAAAATGCAACCAAGTTTCAATAAATCACATAAGTACTGGTCTACCCTTGAAAGGAAGCGCTAAAATGGAAGATTTTGAAGTAATAAAATCAGAAAAAAGATTAAGAACCATGATTAAAAGAAACCTTAATAAGGAATTCCATGGGGCAACAAAACCGTCTATCGATTTTATTTATAAACTGTTGGAAGATTGCTATAAGTCTGACTTGAAGTATGATGTTAGCGATATGTATAATGTTATATTAGCATTTGCTGCTGGAAGCACTCATCAAGCAGACTATTGCTTGGGTTTAATTCCAAAGATGCATTTTAAGTCGGAGGATCGCTCCGATTCCAAAGATGATAACACAAGGCCATTAGTATTTTTTGATATGGAAGTGTTTCCTAATGTTATATTTTTAAATTGGAAAACTCCTGGAAAAAACGCAGTAATTAATAGACTAATTAATCCAAAACCAAAAGATATTGAAGATCTATTAATGTTTAGGCTGGTTGCATTTAACAACCGAAGATATGATAATCACATACTATACGCCATACTAATTGGGCAAACCGTTGATCAGATTTATAATCTCAGTAAGAGAATAATTGCTTCAGATAAGACTGCATTTTTTGGAGAGGCTTATAATCTATCATACACAGATGTTTATGACTATTCTTCAACTAAACAATCTTTAAAAAAATGGGAAATTCAATTAGGGTTACACCATTTAGAGTTAGGATTACCATGGGATCAACCAGTACCAAAAGAAAAGTGGCCGCAAGTGTCTGCTTACTGTGATAATGATGTTATAGCCGTTGAAGAAGTTTGGAATGCTACGCAAGACGATTTTACTGCTCGAGAAATTCTAGCTGATTTAGCTGGAATGAGTGTAAATGACACAACTAACGCATTAACAACTAAAATTATTTTTGGAACAGAAAAACATCCGGAGCTAGTATATACTGACTTGTCAGTTGATTTTCCTGGATATGAATTTATAAAAACATATAATGAATCTACAAATAAATGGATAAAACAAAATATGTTTAGAGGTGTGGATCTTGGATTTGGAGGCTACGTCTATGCCAAACCAGGGATATATTCAAATGTTGCGATGTTAGATGTAGTCTCAATGCATCCTAATTCAGCACTTAATATGAATATTTTTGGTATTTATACTAAAAAGTTTAAGGATCTAGTTGATGCTCGTGTATTTATTAAACATGAAAAATATGAAAATACTTCTACTTTATTTGAAGGACGTTTATCTAAATATCTAACAAATAAATCGGATGCTAAAAAATTATCTAAGGCATTAAAGATGGCAATCAACTCTGCCTATGGACTAACTTCAGCCACATTTGACAATCCATTTAGAGATAGACGGAATGAAAATAATATTGTGGCATTGCGAGGGGCATTATTTATTAAATCCTTACAGGACGAGATAGAATCTCGTGGATCTACAGTTATACATATTAAGACAGATTCAATTAAAATTGAAAATGCTACACCAGAAATAATACAAGTCTGTTTTGATTTTGCTAAAAAATATGGATACGAATTTGAACATCAAGCAAGCTATGATAGAATTTGTTTGGTTAATGATGCGGTATACATTGCAAAGTATATGACAGCAGAAAAAGCTATTAGCATGTATGGATATTCTCCAGAAGAATGCACTAATAATGGCGGCATGTGGACAGCAACGGGAACTCAATTTCAAATCCCGTATGTATTTAAAAAGTGCTTTTCAAAGGAACCGATTACCTTCGATGATTTATGCGAAGTAAAAGAGGTAAAAACTGTAATGTATCTTGATTTCAATGAGTCGCTCCAGCCAAATGAACATGACCGGAGATTTATAGGACGCGTTGGTTTATATTGTCCAATAAAGCCAGGTTGCGGCGGAGCAGAACTCGTAAAGGAGGTAAAAAAGAAAGACGGAACTATCGGATATGATGCTGTAATGGGAACAAAAGGTTACCGGTGGTTAGAGGCAGATAGCGTAAAAGGAGTTGCCGAGAAAAACATTGATGAATATTATTATCAAGTTATGGTAAACGGGGCAATTGACGCAATCGATCGCTATGGTGATTATTACTCGTTTATAGCAGATGACAAATAACAAAGGAGAAAAAAATGTTATTAAAAGATGTATTATCAGTTAACGAAGCTTTAAAAAAACTTTGTGAAAAAAGATTAAAAAATTTTAAAACTTCTAGATCACTATCTAAACTATTAAAAAAAGTTGATGATGAAACCGGATTTTATTTGCAAGAGTATAAA